ACCAGTACCCGGGAGCCGTCTTGTCTGTTTTGTCGGCGCAATTGTGTCGATCGCCGAAATTCTTTCTTCTTTTCTTAGCTTCATCGCTGTCACCCATCGCCGTCGACATGTCTGAACCAAATGTCACTGGTTTAACTTTTCCAGTCTTTGGATCTCTTACATAGACTTTCGCTTTCCCACCACCGGCACGCTGGGCCCCTTTAGCCCCCAAGGTTACGTCGCGACCTTTATATTTCGCTTCTAGCAGAATTGGAAAATCTAGCGGAACTACCTCTCCTTCGTAGACCCCAAACTCGCCGATGTCAGTACTAAAGACCATTTCGTTTTCTTCCGCGCTAGGATTGTACAGACCTTGATCACGATAAAACTTTGCCTCCCTAAAAAGAGAAAAGAACATATTCGAGCCAGGCCTGAATATGTTCTCATGTACCGGGATTTGTTTTTTTAGATGAAATAGGAAGCCTGTAGAGCAGGATTCCAGCATCAAGGTTTTCTTTATATCGTCAGAACTCATATCAAACTCACCTTATCTTAAAGCAGGATCTCTGCGGGTAGACTTAAGTTTGGGAAGAAGATCCTTCTTTAACTTAAGAAGTCTTTCAAACCTTACTTTTTGTCTTGCATCAGTGTAAAGAACCTGGGGCTTTCTATACTGACCGTTTATCAGAAGATCATCAAAATTATAAAACTTTGTCTTCTGTGGTTTAGGACCAGCGCCAAGTAAAGTAAGAGAACTAAGCAGAAGCAAAATTCTTAGGATACACAAAACTCACCACCCTACATCAATACCTGAATAAGTATTATGCAGAATGATAAAAATATACATATCGTCGTCTTGAGGGTAAACATACTCTCGCCTAGTAAAAACCAGGTCATGAATGGAAAGACTAAGTACGACAGACCGAACCCAATAAAACGAACAGACCACACAGAAGACATGTGGGCGTACAGGTATTTAGAGCCGAAATACCCACACAGAGATATCGGTACAGCCAAAGCTAGACAGATGAATAGTGTGTTATATTCTTTGAAATATTCTGAGAACTGGCCGTTGGCGCTAACCCAAGCGAGAGCCTGCAATACCAAAATTAAAAGCACACCATAAATCAAATTCATTAAGTCTTCTTACCAGTCCAGCTTTTCTAATTTAGTATTTGTAAAGAGACTGTAAAAACACTAAGCTAAGATATGCGTTGAGCTTTCCATCTGGGAAGAGCCTGACTGAATTATGAATTCGCATCGTGCCCTGAACTCCTTTAGGTTGGTGGCTCCAGAATACGAACACGCGCTGGCCAATTGCTTCTTCATTAATTGGATAATGTCTACGATCGATCCTTTATAAGGGATCGTCGTTGATATACCCTCAACAGAATTATGGCTGCCCTTCCAGTCACGCTGCGCCTCTACAGAAGCCATTCCTCTATACACTTTGTATTTTTTATTGTCTGAAGCAGAAAACACCTCTCCCGGGGACTCGTCTGTCCCTGCGAAAAGAGAGCCGCACATTACAAGATCTGCGCCGGCGGCCATGGCCTTCGCAATGTCACCTGTGCTTCTCATACCGCCATCTGCAATTATCATTGCATCCCTGTCTGTTTTTGCACAATCAATTACGCTCTGGAGTGTTGGTACCCCGTGACCTGTTTGAACCCTAGTAGAGCAAATGGAGCCGCCGCCGATACCAACCCTAATGCTATCAGCTCCCCAGTCAGACAAGTCGTTAAACCCTTGCAGGGTTGCAACGTTGCCAGCCATGATGTGGACCGTATCCCCAAAAATACTTCTCAGCTCAGACAGGGCTTTTTTCATTAAGACGTGGTGTCCATGTGCAACATCAACGCACAAAACGCGGGCTCCTGCGCTGTACAGAGCTGCGGCTCTTTCCACGTAATCACCGGACACCCCGATGGCGGCGGCAGAGAAACCGGCTTGAGCTGCGGCTTTTTTGGAAATCTCTACTTGCTCTTTTATAGTGTTGTAGCGATGTATAATCCCGACACCACCTTGTTCGAACATAGAGATCGCCATCTCTCCCTCTGTGACTGTATCCATCGGGCTCGATACAAAGGGGCAGCTTAGATCTGGTAAATCGTTTCCTAAACCAACAGAAAGACTTATTTCTTTTCTAGAAAGAACCTCAGAATATTTTGGGACTAATAAAACATCTCCAAACGTGATTGTTTTTCTCAACTTGTTACCCTCTCATATTCATCCATGGCGCAATATTTGTGTAGCTTCTCTTCGCTCAGTATATCAAAAACCATCTTAATCTCCGTGTACTTGAAGCCAGGAGTGAGCCAAGGCTTTAAAGAGTGAATAATGTCAGACACGTTCTTTTCATACGGTCCTCTTACGATGACACCGACATCGCCAACAGGCATCTCATTATAAAATGTCCTGTCGCTCTGTCTCACTCTTCGGACCAGATCATTTTTTCTCATTAATCTGATCTCATTGACAGACTGTACATGGTTTCGTTCGAGCCCTTAATGATAGAGATGTTGTTAAGGACCTCCTCAAGAATTTCAGGTTGAGCAAAAAACTGCTGTCTTGCCCAATAGCGATAGACAGAAACTTGATAATCATCATCAGGCTTCTTGAACCTGTCTATTGTATTCATCCATTCCTCGACATGCTCAATAGAGGAATCAGTAAGGATGGCAGGACATTTCCCAGACAGAACTAATACTTTTCTTCTCATCACATCGAAACTCATTTTTTACCTGCTTTCCTTTTTAAACGTTTTGCTTTACGGGTTCTTAAAGATTTCTGTTTAGACTTTTCTTCGCTGGTCATCCCAGACTCTTTCATCATCGCGGCATTTGACTTCTTAATTCTCTTAAGAACGATTCTCCTGCGTAATTGAGATAACCTATCGAGCGTTAAAACACCGTCTAGATGATCAATTTCATGCTGAACGCACGCAGCGGGGTATCCTGAAAATTGTTGTTTCTTAGACTCGCCGTCAAGAGTTGTCCAGGAAACTTCAACATCAGAACTTCTCTCGATATCTAAGCTCATAGAGGGTAAAGAAAAGCATGCCTCTTTAAACACTTCCTTACCTTTTCTAGATTCTATTTTAGGATTTATCATCAGGAGCTCTCGCTCCATGGATGGATCAGAATACAGAGCGCTCGCGTTCAGGACGATAACTCTGACATTGAAGCCAACCTGAGGAGCTGACAATCCGTAGCCACCAGAGACCCTAAAAGTGTCTATTAGATCTGCACAGACTTGGTGATCTTTCTCAGGCTTGTATTCTACAGATACCCTTTTGAGCGTATCGCTTGGCCACTCTCTAATCTTTCTACAAGCCATCCTGTAACCTTTGCGCTTTCCAAGACATGTAACAAACACATGCAGTCAAGAAATTAAGAAGAGCCAGTTTACCGTCGCCGAAGTACTCATAACTGAGAACACAACACAGCATGTTTAAAACCGCTGCTGGTAACATTATCTTCTTTAGATATTTCACTTATCCTACGTTTTCTTAGTCGGCGTTTTCTTACGGGGAGTGCGAGGTTTCCGAACTGGCTTCTTGACAGGAGTCTTCGCCTCAGGCTCTTCAACGACCTCTTGTACCTTTGGCTTCGGAGCGCTCTTGCTAGGCCGCTTATTCACGGCTGGCTTTTGCTTCTTTACCTCAGGAACGTTTGCAGGTTCTGGGGCGGCAAAATACTCCTTGACTGGAGCGGTCATGCTCTGGGACGCGCAGTAAGCGCGAAGCTCTTCATCGCTAGTAATACCTGCAGCTTCGAAAAATTTCTCAATATCGAAACGACCACGTTCGATAAACCTCTCAAATACAATCATCATTATCTCCTAACTAAATCATCGATTCTTCTTCTAAATACGAAGCAACACATTCTTGGAACCTTGGATCACTAGCCACTTTCGCGATGTCTGCATCAGACATATCATATAGCTCGCATACCCCAACTGCCAATTTTTTCATGGCTTCTAGCAGAATGTTCCTAGCAGCGGAATGCCTCATCTTGTATCCGCGGTTCGTCATTTCTTCCGCGATGTCTTTATAACTCATTCCACCAGTCTTGACCACGGTCGCGTAACCGTTTGTAGATTTATAACCTTTTGGCATACTCATTTAGCAATCCTCCTAATCTCTTTTACTTCATCTCTGCTTAACGTAAATCGACCTTCTGGCTCATCAGCAGATTCACCGATACCAAAGCGAAGACGAATAATATTTTCTTCACGGCTAGTAAGACTCTTAAGAGCGTTTCTCATCACGCCTTTGATCTTAACAGAGTCTAGTAAGTCTTCAACAGAGGCAGCTTGATTATCAGGTACAACCTCTGATATCTTTCTGCCCGCACCACCTGAGCGGTCTCTAATACTTGCGTCCAGAGACGTTTGAGTAGAACATTTTATCATTGACATCAGGGTACTCGTAGGAATACCAAGAGCTTCAGACACCTCATCGTAAGATGGACGCTGGCCAAACTCTTCTTCATACTCCTTGATCATCACATTCATCTTCCAGAGAAGATTCCTTGTGTGAGCCGGGAGCTTGATATCAGAAGCCTGACTAGCTACATGAGTCCGAACAGATTGCTTTATCCACCAATAAGCGTACGTACTGAATTTAAAGCCCTTACGCCAATCAAACCGATCAACTGCCTTGATCAACCCCATGTTAGATTCTTGGATCAGATCCTCTAAAGAGCAACCCTTACTCTGGTATTTCTTTGCTATTGATATAGCCAGCCTAAGATTAGATTGGATCATCTTATTTTTAGCTCTAGAATCGCCGGCCTCAATTTTTTTAGCCAAATCAATTTCTTCTTGCCGAGTAAGAAGTGGATACTTGCCCACCTTTGTAAAGTATGTTTGCAATGCTTCTGACATATGATCTCCTTTTTTGTTTTATTTTACCATATCTGGAATTGATTTGCACTACTTTCTCAAAAAATTATCGTGAGATCTCCTTCTTCTTGACCGCTGATCTGTCTCTCTTTGAATATAACAAATTTCTTTCTCAATCAACCTAGACGACTTTTCATCTTTCTTAGTTCGAGCTAAGCGTAAGTTTTTATTTAAACGATCATTGAGATACCTGATCTCATCGTCGCTCTTATGCGCTAACTCATCAACATTGACATTGATAATGATCACAGGATCATTCTTCCTGTCTTTCCTATCTGTCTTAGACTCTCGCCGATTAGTGTTTCGCGGTTGTCTTGCTGTCTTACTTCTCATCGTTAACCTCACGTTCATTTATAACTGCGGCGCAACCAACAGACAGCAGATTTAAAGCAGCGCTGGTTGCATTTTCTAAAGCTGATACTGAAACTTTCACTGGATCAATAATCCCTTCTTTCATTACATTCGTGATCTTTCCGGTGCTGGCGTCATAGCCAGTCGTGTCCTTCACATTCTTCAACTTCTCTAAAATCACCTCAGGCACATCGCCTGCATTTCTTGATATCTGGTACACGGGCATCTTCAAGGCATGCGATAAGATCTGAAAACCAGGCTCGGGGCGGTCGTTGAGCTTCTCAGAAACCCTGAGTAGTGCTGCACCCCCTCCGGGAATTATCCCATCCTCTAAAGCAACCCTAGTCGCATTTACAGCGTCATCAACCCTGTCTCTTCTTTCGTTAACTTCACTCTCTGTTGAACCGCCGACATAGATAACAGCGACGCCGCTGGTCATACGCTTACGCCTGCGATCTAGAACACTTCTTTCGTCAGCAGAGACGTTAGGTTCTTCGGCACGTAATTCAATGGCTGAAATTCTTTGCTTTACTATATCGGCATCGGAATGACAATCTACGAATACGCTCTTGTCTTTGTAGGCCTTAAAGGTCTTGCAGCTACCTGTCATCTTAAAAATTGGCATAGTCGGCCACTCATCTGGGTTATCATGAATCAATGTAGCTCCCAAGACAGCAGCTAAATCCTCAAGTGCTTGCTCTCTAGCAACCCCGAACTCAGGTGGTCTCAACACGCAGCATTGTAGATTACCTTTCGATTTGTTAAGAATCAGGCCCTGAAGTGCTTCACCAGCCACATCATTCGCCATAATGACTAAAGGCTTACTCTCGCGAACAGACTCCTCTAGAATCGTCATAATGCTCTTCAAGCTAGTTATCGTCTGATTTGTGAGAAGTATTAACGGGTTCTTAAACTCAACAGTCTGCTTTGATTGATTCGTCACAAAATAAGGAGAAATGTAGCCCCTATCGATCTGGTATCCGTCCACCAGAACCAACTCAGTATTGTAACCCTTAGAGTTCTCTACTGTAACATACCCATGTGATCCAACTTTTCCAACAGCTTCAGAAATTATTTCACCCAGAAACTCTTCGCCGTTAGCAGAGATGGTAGCAACATTCTTCAGATCTTTCTCGTTCCTGATATCGATGGCTGTTTCTCTTAGAGCTGTAATTGCAGTATCCTTTGCCTCTAAAAGAGATTCACGTAAGTCTCGGATATTACCTCCGGTGCTCAGGTACTTGCTACCTTGCTCAAAAATAGCTTGAGCAAGAACAGTTGACGTTGTTGTACCATCGCCGGCGACCTCCGCAGTTTGACGAGCTGCTTCTTTAACAACTTGAGCACCTAGATTTTCAAACCTATCCACCAAGTTAATAGCCTCAGCAACAGTGACACCATCCTTGGTTAGGATCGGTGGACGCTCATCGACCTCTATCAAGACGTTCTGTCCTCTTGGACCCATAGTAATCTTGACCGCATCCGACAATTTCTGGACACCAGCCAGTAGAGAGGACCTAAGTTCATCCGAGTATCTTAAAATTCTTTTTTGCATCATCACCCCTTAAGTAAACCTGGCTTTAAAGAATTCTCAACCACATAATCAGGCACACTTTGTAACTGCCTTCTCGCTCCAGTAATAGAATTCTCAGCTATAAAAAGATCACCAAACCTATAAGCAATTTCTTGCTCGTTTATCATATTGATGTTTCTCAAAAATGCTTGAGACTCATTACTTAAAACAACCTTCATTTAAAATCCCCTCAAAAGTCTTCTTGTATTTTGCCCAAGATTTCTCATTGACCATACTACGAAAGTTTAATTCTATAAATCTTTGCTTTACTTTTTCAAAGTCTGGATCGCTACCACCCACGAAGATCTTGGCTTTGTCAATTGGGTCTCTGAACTTAATCAGCGAGCGATTTCTCTCGTATATCTCTTTGTTCGTTTTATCGCGATTTAAAAAACTGTCAAGCTCGCTTAAATCAGAAGCTAACTTCGCTGCAGTCTTGTCTCCAACCCTTGGAATTCCAGGAATGTTATCTGCGCCGTCTCCCCTTAAGGATTTCCACGTCAAGTAATCATATTCAGGGGCTTCCCTCATTTTCTTGGTAATGGGATTATAGAGCTCACAACTTGAATGCTCCTGAATTAACTGAACAAAATCTGTGTCCGAAGACACAATTACACAATTATCATCAGCATGCACTTCTAGAACAAGATAAGCGATCAAGTCATCTGCCTCAAGCTCAAGATCTCTACAAACAGTTATAGGAAAACAGCCATCGACTAACTCTTCTATCTCTTTCTTTTGAGAGAAAAAGTCTTCATCTTTTTCCCTTACTCTGTTCTGCTTATATTCTGGAAGTATATCTAGCCTGTCGCTAGGTGCTCCATCACGAACGAAATAGCAGATGTCTGGATCAAATTTCTCGACCAATGGCCTTAAACTTCTAAAGAAAGAGTACACAATAGCAGCGTCTCCTTCTCTCGCATATTTTGCTGAATATCTTGCTCTATAGATTAGATTATTTGCGTCTAAAAGAAGTACCTTCTTCAATCTTTTTCTCCTCCTGGGTTGTCTTTGCCATGTCTAGAGCCTCCTTACACTCAGCTAGCATCGCTGTCATAGCCATGCTTATATGCTTTTGAAGCTCTACCTCAAGCTCGCTAAGTGTCGAAAACATCTTACATTTATCTTCATTATATTTCAACTGCTGAATGACCAATTGTTCTGACTCTTGCTTATAGGCCTCAAGTATGAACTCGGTCTTTAACCCATCAGAGATTGTTTCTTTCACTGTCTTCTCAAGAACTCTGGCAGAGAATATACTACCTGTCTTGTTAAAAAAGAGAAAAACGTAATCGCCAACTTTTGTGCTATTCTTCGTCTCCAACTATCTTCTCCAATTTGAAAGAGTACTGCTTTTCTTTCCTACCCCAATTTATAATTCTTTCCATAGCTTTTTTCTTTTGATACGTAGGTTTTTTATCATCTGTGACAATATTCTTGGCGCGATCAATAATTTCTTGATTCTTATCAATCACCCCACCGTAAAGCGCTGTACACTTTAGCATGGCTTTTGATTTTCTCATTCTGGACTTTCCACGAGATCCTGCAGCTGGTGGGTGAAAGTCTTCAATCGACAGACTCTCAAAGTACAGGACGGCGGCATTTTCGAAATCCCTATCTACCAGCATATAAAGAAAATCTAGAGACCCCTTCTTTTGAAGGGTAGCATAATCACACTGCAGTGCCCATGTCTTATTGCTGTGGGGAGATGTGAGCTTACATTCCAGCTCGGTATCTATTTCACCGATTACAATATCAGGTTGCCCAGAGCGACCGTCGTTTATAACATCTGAATATACTTTGGAAAGCTCTTTTGAGAATTCTTTCTCTTGAATAGAGGACATCAAGATATTTCTTCTACCGATATCGGCTTTTATGTCTAACCCTTCAGAACTGTAAAGGGCAGAAAGTTTTTGATTAAAGTCATACATCTTGTTAAGAGCACGACCAGCCATTTCTTCTGTTATATATGATTTTCTCATATGTAAATTATACAACATACTGTTGTAAATTACACGATTTATCCTAGGTTTTCTCTTACTTTTTGAGAGATTTCTTTACCTTTTTTAGCTGCTACCTGAAGAGGCTCTAAACCTAAGGCGCCTCTTACCTTGTCGAACGTTTCTGGATCCAAGTTGTTTTTTAGTGTCGCCATGTCAGCGTACTGGTGTAAGTCCATATCATAGATGGGTAGCGGGTTGCCGTCTTCCCCAGGCTCAAATTCCCCTGTTTCTTGACTCTCGAAAATAAACAGAAACCCTGGCATCTCTTGCCCAACAGGAACCTGAATGAAGGGAATATGCGAGCTAACCCCTTCTGCATCTTCTTCGTAACATATTTCTGGTATCCACTTGTTCATAATTAACCCTCGTTCGTTCTACTTTATTATAAAACACGCTTGAGGTATGTAACACGATTTAGAGGTTTATTTTCCTTGAATCAGATTAACCATGGACTCTATTTTAGAGACTATCTTTTCAGCTTCAGGACTTGAGCTTCTTAGTCCTGACATCTCTTGTACACTTTTAAATGGCATCAACAATATCTGAGACACTTCTTGCATCTCAGCACCTATATCTGCTATTATTTTTTCGCCGTCTTCTTGGAGGTTTGTTTTAAGGGTGTTGAACAAATACTCTTCGGCCGCGCTTTCGTAGTCTTCTTGGGTCGCTTTTTCCCCAAGTTTCTTGATAGAAGGTAGCTTCTTCATTTGCTTCATTAATTTAGATCCAGACGACTCATCAGAAAATGCAGTCCCTATTTCTTCTTTGCTACGCGTTAATTCAGACTCAAAGTCTTTCAAGTAGCTACCCATATCGATCTCTGCAGACTTCGCTTTGGAAACTGCAGCGGTCAGCTGCTCATAACTCTGAGCAGCCATCATAGCAGACAAGGCTTCAATCCTGGCTGGGATACCTTCATCTTCTATTTCTTTTATCGCGTCTTCTTTTGTCTTGATAAAGTCTTCGAATCCAGATTTTATTTGCCCAAAGTTGAAGTCTATTCCTTGCTTTTTTAACTCTTCCTCTATTTCGACGGCAACATCCAAATTTTCACCTTCAACCTCAAAAAGCATGTCTAGGCTTTCTATATTTCTAGACTCTCCAAAAAACAGGTTTTTCAAATCAGCTAGTGCTCCCCTGATCGGACCTCTTGTGTCTCCTGTTACTTCCCCACTCGGGCCGACACCACCCTCTTCTTGATCTTTGACTGCCTTCCTTTGCTCTTTGAAGGTATCGTTCACAAAGCTCGCTACGTCTACGCCTTTCTTAAGGGCAGCGGCGCCCATGTACGCAGCCGGGTTTGCCATAAACGCGATCATTTTTACTTCGCTAAAATCGCCTAGACTCTTAACAAACTGTTCATGCTCACTCTTGAATTGCTCTTGTCTTTGCTTATACGCATTTAATAAGCGCTGCTTCTTGGTCGTGCTGAACGTGAATAAAATTCTCATGTTATACAAAACGCCAACACCGACATCCTTGAGCGTAAGCTTAACAGCCTTCAAGACGTTCGCAAATGGATCAACGAAGGTCCTCTTTAGATCTGAGCCAGATGCTACCATGCCGTAGCTTTCTTTGACCAGCGACTCTTCAACAAAAACTTTAGCGTATTTTTCTTCAATCATGTTTGCTCTCCAACCTTAGCTTAATCCCAGTTTCACTGAAATAAGTATCTATCATTTCTTTCTCAAAACTATTCAAAGCTTGCCTTTTCGTTTTCGGATCACGGGTACTAAAATTTTTTCTCATCTTAGGAGGTAAAGAACGTAGCATGATCTTTTTAAAATCCATCCAGTCATGATTGTCTTGAAGCATAAGAAACGCAACTTTCATATATCCTCTATACTCCTCCATCTCTTACCCTCCTAAAAATCCGAAGATTACCCTTTTCGGTTGGTATCAAAAACGATTTGCATCGCTCTACATTCCACTCATCGATTTTTGAAATCCCATTAGATAATATAACAGACTCAAGTTTTTGAAACAATATTTTCTTTAAATTGCCCTCGATCTCTCCTAGCGTTAAGCCCTCGTCAGAACAGAGGTTTTCTATCTCTTCAAGTTCAAGACTTAAATCTTTAGATAAGTATGAGAAAACCGCGGGGTTTTTCACAACATGAAAATGCCCATAATGAATATCACCTATTTCGTTCAAAAAATCAAAGCATTTCTTTCTAGTGAGAGGTACGCCAGTAGATCCGATGCCTACAGTTTGTATCAGTTTTGAGCTTTGATCAAATTTACATTTTAGCCAAATAGACCTAGGATTCACAGTGTCTATATTAAAACAATGAAAGATCGCTCGAATCACCCTCAAGCAATCCCTAGAGGGACCCTCGGTCCTTGTCTGTAGGGCTTTGTCTAGGAAAAATGCAGAACCATTTAGATCATAACCGAAGTATGCGCTGGGCCCTGCTAGCTCGTAAATGACATTACTCTGACGTAAAGATGAAAACACGTCTTTTATAATAATCTGCTTATGATCCATTAACCTTATTGGCTGCTCGTAATTGCATCCTGAGGTATTTTAATAAGCCGTTATAGTGAGACCTTGCCTCCGACCCTCTTGCGCATGTGTTTCTTGAAGATTCAGCGTCAGATATTCTGCCTTCTATATCCTTTATCGCTCTTGGAGACGCAAAAGGAACAAGCTTCCCATTAGCGCAACGGTGCTTTTCTTTGGAGTTTTCCAAAACAATTTGTAGCTCGCCTAGCTTTTGAGAACTTTCGCCAACGACAATAGGGGCAGAACCAGCAGTCTTTACTGGTTGCACTTTCGTATCACTCTTACCAGAAGGCTTTTTGATATCGTCGGGAATTGGGGCATCCTCAACATCACCTGCTTTATTCATAATTGTGGCGAACCCAGCCATCATAGAAAAAAGCTCTTGCTTTTCATCAGAGTCCAGATTCTCAAAATACTTTAAGAGACCCTTTTTGACCTCTCCGTCTTTTGTGCTCGCGCCAGAACGTAAAGCGTTCATCTGATCTAGTATGTCCTTAAACTGAACATTCTTTGGTACCTTAGAGGGTATCTCGTAAGAAAACTTATTGTCTTTCTTTTCTTCGTCTTCTTTTTTCTTTACAAGGTCGAGACTGTCATCCTTAGAGTCTTCCTCTGGACTCTCTTCTTCTTCAACCTCGTCTTTGGAAGATTTCTTCTTTCGGACACCCTCATCATCAATCTCATCAGATATTGCCTGTTGCTTTTCTTTTTCGCCTTGAAGAGCGTCCGGAAACTGCTCTGACAGCAATTTGTACGCCTCTAAAACTGCGCTCTTTAAAAGATCATCATTAATCATTTATAACTCCTCTTCTTGTTACCGATAGCTCCAAAACGTAAGTGTCGTTGTTATACTTAAAGCAATCAATCGACTCAAGATTATTAGACGTAATATAAATATCGGGAGTTGTGCAGTTAACAGCGAACTCTTTACCGGACAACAGCAAACCAACCAGCTCAAGACCTATAAGAAGGGAAACCCTAGATAGTCCTAGGCTGGAATCCATCGAGAATGAGTCTAGGGAGCACTCAAATACATCATCCCCAAAAGATACGCTAAGATCTATAGCGTTTGGGACCGGTCCGAGACGAGACTTAAGAGATTCAGAAATTATTTCATTCTCTGGATTACCTAAGATCCTCTGAAATTCTTGGTTTACGTTTTCATTCATTCCTAAAGCTTTCAATCACGTCATAATAAATGTTGTCAACTTCCTTAAAGAAAGCATGAAAATGGTCGCCACCTAACAGTTGATGCGGTACCTCTAACGACACCTTGTCAGAAGTGGAATTATAAGACAGAGAAACAGGTACACCGTGCTGTTGTTCTAAATCGAATATATACTCACAGAATGAATGCATTGATCTACGGTTAGAAAAGCCAAAACTCTTTCTTGAGGTACCTTCAACGTCAGACCAGCTAGTATCACCAGAAACATTACAGGGAGAACCTACTTCTTCGTTCGGTAATTTATAAGGCAAAAAAGAGGGGGTATTAGCTTCTCTTAAAAGACCCTCTCTCATTACAGCTTTCAGCTTCATCTCAGCCCTATTTTCTTAGCAGACTTATCAAAATCCTCGATGTCGTCTATGGCTGCGTAGGTTATGTCCATCTTCTCTTTTGTCGGTTTCTTACTCCACGCATCCTTAACCGCTGCCATAAAATCCGTATCTGACAAATATTCTTTTTGATATTTTTCCGTGTTAGACTTTACGAAGTCTTTCGCTTTACGAACCACGCCATCCATCTCTTCGAGATTCATATCGGGAAATTCTCTATTCAACTTGAGCCTGATCTTTCTGTCACTCACTGGAGAGTTACCTGTGAGTTGGTTGAAGACCATCGTCTCTATTTGAGGGGGCAGTTCCAAAGAAGCAATTTCTTTTTTGGCGTCTTTATCCCTCTGCACTCTGATTGGTTTCAGCGCTGGTTCGAGAAAGCCAAAATTAAAAAAGCTCAAGAATGCCGGGTTGGTCAAAGTATAATCTGATTTCTTTAAAGCTTCTGCTTCCTCGGGCTTGACTGCCTCAGTAGCTTCTAGCGCGCCGACCCAGATATCTCTTGCGTAGTTTTTGGCTTTTTGGATCTGCTTATCACCCACAAGGTGGATTGCAGCCATCTTCTTTTGCTTTCTGCCAATGTACTGCTTCGCACCGGACTCACCGGAAACGCCAGGCATCAAACCAGTACTGACTAAATCAGAAAGTGAGGCTTCACCAGATGACTTTGATGCCTGAAATGTCTTAGTTTCTTCAGGCTCCTCATCAGGCTCATCTTCTATCGAATATCCAGACCTAAACTCTTCTGGCATGTCGCTATCATCAGGGAGTTCAAACTCATCATAGTCGTCATACGCCTCATTCACATTTTCTGGATCGCCGCCCTTTTTCATCATCTTCTTGATCTGAATATACATTTCAGCGATTTCATCATTTCCCATGAGTTCAGACAAAGCTTTCACGGCAGCAGATAAATCTGAAGGAGTCTTAGGAACGTAGCTATCATCCTCGACAGGGGGTCTAGACATTATCGCATTTAAGCTAGTCGTGTCATCTGGCTGGAGAGGTACTTCACTCGGTAAGCCGGGTGTTTCCTCATTCTTCTCTTCAGGCGGAGCCTGGTGAGCCGCGAATTGGCCAGCGCGGTGGTCATCGGTTGATCTTATGTTATAGGTCGTTTCGAAAAGAATATTATTAATAATTTTTCTAACATTTTTATATTTCATGGTATGCACCTCAAAGATTAATTATCATCATGGTAGACTAATGATTACCCTAATCAGAAATTTTATGTGTAAGGTAGCCGGCCCCTATTGTGATAAGTGCCCCTAGAGTAAACCCTCCAACGAACCACCACTCTGTTGCGGATGACTTCCTCTTTACTTCTTTAACAGACAAATCTATTTGCTCACGTAGAAAATCATTTTGAGATTTGTAGACAGATACTTCAAACAGATTCGCGTTTTTGAGCTTATCCAAACTTAGCTTGCAATTCGCATCAGAAATATCAATCTCTTTTTTCACTCTTAGATTGCACTTCTCTTCAAAGCTGTTAGCCTTAACAAGGATCTCTGCTATCGCATCCTTATTTAATAGAGTACCAGTAAATGGAGCAGCCTCACCCTCACGAAGAGTCTTTACTTTTGCTTCCTGCGCAAAGCATACGCTACACAGCAGATTTAAGGACAAAAATACACAAAAAATCTTTTTAGTCATAATCTAGATAATATCAAAATCCAAGAAAAGTTTAGGTAAGTTTCAGATGTCGTCTAGATTATCAGCGCCCAAAAACTCTGCCAATAGCGCTGTCGCTTTTTCAGCATTTCCCGCCTTGATCTGGCGCTTTATTTTTGCTCTCATCTTTAAGTTTAGATTGGATTCGTTCTGTATAAACTTAGTCCCAATACGAGCAAGTCTTTCTTTATGCACGCTCTCGGCCTCTTCGTCTTTCTCAACGCGGACTTTGTTGGCTGTCTTTACAGCCTCCAGAGCAGAATCCCCAGACTCGGTAGACTTCTCTATTATCTCGCCGGCGTTATCTTTTCTGAATAGGAGCATACCGCCGAGGACAGTCACGCCGATGCCTAACAGAAACTTCCAGCTTTTTTGAAGAAACTTTATCATGTCTGATCCTTTTTCGCTAATTTACCATGCTTCCATTGAACCGCTAAGTCTACGAGAGCTTGTGAACCTATATAGGCCAGCGTCACAGCCACCCAGTCCCCACTGGTCACAGTACCCACAAAACATAACACCGTTGCTGTAATCCACGCTAAAAATTTTCTAGAAATAAACCTCTCGAGATGTTTGTCGGCGAAAGCCTTTGCCATTTGTGTCATTGAGCACCTCCATGCTATTATTAACTATCAGGTGCGGCACAAAGTAACTAGATACTATTCTTCTACTTTCCAGGGTGATCCAGAGACTATCTCATCAAAAATGTCTATAGACTCAACATTGGTGATTTTCTTTAAATCTTTATTACGCTTATCTGCCTTAAGCTTCTGAATTAGCTCTTCTAGGTAGGGATCTTTGTCAACTAGATTAGTAATGAGGCCTGAAATTATCTCTTGCATCGAAAGCTTGTTCTTAAATGCAAGTATCCTAAATTCAGAATGTACACTTTCGTTGAGGTTGATATGAACAGATTTTCGGTTCACCCGCCACCGCCGTCGCCACCGCCGGCGCCAACTGCGATCGGAGTCGGTAACTCCCTCTGAGCCTGTTCTTTCTCATGGTCATCGCGAGGATCAACGTGGAATCTCGTCTTCATGATTTCTAAAAAGCTAGACTCTGCATCTTCATCGTACTTGGAGAGTAGATAGTCTCTAGCCTTAGCCATGATGATTTCTTCGATGTCTAAAAGAACGTCGGCATTCTTTATAATCCTAGCTGTCTCTGCAGCAAATTTCTCTATATCAAGATCTGGAGCCTCGGACTCATTCAATAAAGCTGCGCGTAGTGAATAGGATTCTTCTTGTTTTTGGACAGCCGCGCTCTTTAAGGCGTCTGTTTCGATATCAACAAAAAGAGCAGTCAAAGAATCATCGAGGCTCTTGCTTAGCTCAATCTCCTCGTCTTTAGAGACCTTGACATCTTCATCGGAATCTTCTTCACTTTCTTCCTCAGCACCCTCTTCTTCAGTGCCTTCTTCTTCAGTGCCTTCTTCTTCGTCGTCCTCAGCTTCTGCTAACATACGACTACTCTTCTTTAGACCAGCTGCAAGCTCTAAGAACTCTTTGATATCGTCTCTATTCATTTCACTTTTCCTTGTCCTGCCTTCGACATCGATTCAACTTTCTTAACTCGCTCCTCGATCCTTGACCACCTGAGTTCTTTCATCATAGCAAAAATGAACGATCTTTTGTCTCTTAGGTAATCCCTAAAATATGCATGCTCGCAACAATCAATAACAATGATTGGGAACGAACCTATCGGGATACCTTTATCGTGAGAATCAATCACAACATTCATGTATCGATTTAAAAAGAAGTTGTAAACAGTAACGACCCACCCATGCCTGGAGCTTAAAGCGCACGCAATAAAGTCTTTTTGCCAAGCGTCAAATGAACCAAAGTCTCTCTCTAAACGCATAAAAGCAATAGAATCCATATTAATAACGGAATTTTGATCGCTAATATTCTCAAAGTAGTAAGCGTGTAGAAAAGATGCATTAAGATTATAAACTTCGTCCTGCTTTAAAGAGCGAATTTTAGAATTATTGTTATGAGCTAGTTCTCTCTCAGCAGTGTCCAGGAAAGCAGAGACTTCATTTAATTTCTTAACATGATCTTCTAAAATCTCTTGATGACTATTCTTCGTCTTCTCGCTTAAGAGCTCTGTCGATAACTCATATTTCTTAGCCTGTGTAACATAGGCTTCGTCTAAATTATCACCGAGAGATTTCTTGATTTCTGATACAATTTCTTTCTTTAGATCTTTCATTAATCAACCTCGTAATTTTTTTCAAACTCGTCTTTGTCAACTGAGAATTCTGAGTCTTCTGAATCTGGTACTGGAATTAACTCTTCTTCTTGACCAGCAATAACATGCTGCTGAGAAGGTGAAGCTTTTACGCGGGGTGCATCTGGGGTCCTTAGGGTAATATTGACATTACCCTTGTCGTCTGCGACTTTTTTTATCGTATATTCGAAGCCAGAACTTTTATGACGTACTTTTAAATCAGGCTCTAAGACAACTCTGCCCTTTTTGTCTGTCACGGCTGTCTCCCTAAGTAGGGAAACTGTCTTGAGTCTGTCTTCGTATTCTTTTAACAAAAGAGCCTTTAAAAAAGCTTCAGGTTTATTCATGTTGCACCCCATCACTAAATAAGTATTTTCGACACTTTATTCCTGCTCCCTCTAAAATGCGTAAACCGGTTTCATCGCGATAGCTATCCAAATAAACCAGTTCAGATATGTCAGCATTGACTATAGCTTTGGCACACATCCTACAGGGGCTAAGTGTTAAATACATCACTTTTTTCTTTGGGTTATTATAGTCCATCTTCAGCAAACAGTTTATTTCTGCGTGAATAAAACCTGATTGACCCGGATCTTCGGACTCAACTTCGTTGGGGCCGCCGGCGTAGTTTCCGTTATACCCAACAGATAATACTTGAGTGTTATCGGATGTCACCACTATCGCCCCAACTTGGTAACGAGGATCGTAGGACCTTCTAGAAATCTCTCTTGCGACGTTTGCCCAAACGCTATCCCAGGACGGTCTGTGATTATTTCCCATGTTAGTCTTTTAGCAAACCTGCGTTCTTGGACCAGGTCTCGTATAAGCGGCTTTGAGGATAGAACTTACTATCCAGCCTCTTATTGACAAAGCGCTTGATTTCACCAGTCGTGATCTTCCTCTGTCTTGTTTCTTTTGTCTGGGCCAAGACCTGTGCTGCAAGAGATGGGATCATCTGCTCTAAAGAGTCAAAATTCTTTTTAGCAAATTTCTTAGACTTGATCAGCGTCTCCTCATGAGAGGCGCGCCAGGCCTTGACTGCTTTTGCGACCGCTCGCTGTACAGCTTCTTTACCCTTATCAATCCCTTGGAATATCCCATCCTTTAGCTCTTGATTTCTGTTTTTAGCCTTAAGCGACTTTTGGCTAGAGGCTGAAAGCGAGGCCTCCCAGTCTGATAAGGCTTTGGATATCGCGTCCTTTGGAGACATTGACTTAGAGCCTGCTTCGGCTGCTGCAGCCTTGATACCTTGAGCAGGATCAGATTCTTCTTCAGGATTCTTGGGTAATTCGTCACCTGCTTCATCCTTGGCGGGCTCTCCCTCTTTGCCTTCGCCTTCTTTACCTTCACCTTCTTTATCTTCGGCGGGTTCAGCAGAGGCCGCAACAGGACCTCCTTCTGATTCCTTACCAGGAGGAGGAGCTTCTTCGGCGGAAGACTGAACACCTTGAATAACATCAGTAGGTACAATTGCTTTCTCGGCAGCGGAGGCACTTTTAGCGGTTTGTGATCCTAGGTTCTTTAACTCCCCGTAAGTTAATTGCATCAACTCATCGGAGAGCTTATCGACAGGAAGCTCATCTATCTTTTCTGCACCAGGGATGTCCGCAACAAATTTTGATTTACTCATCAAAGATCCAAGCTTAGCCATAAACCCCTTTGGTTTAGCACCCTTAAAGGCTTTAGCTACACCCTTCTTGAGATCATCTGAGCTCAGGCCATGCTTATCAGGGTTTAGCTCGCCTAACTTCACATCATCTTCTACCTTACCTTCTAGGTTCTTAGAAAGAAGCTCAATTGCCTGAGACATCGTTCCTGCAGCGGTATTAGATTTATTCTGTAGATCTATTACTGCTTGAAGCGCTCTCGATACGTCCATCTTTTTTCCAAAGAAAGATTTGATTTGAGCACCCACACCTTCTGGGTCATCGAGGTCTAACTTAGAAGCAAGTATGTCAGCTTTCTTTAGAGAGTTTTGAAGAGCCCCAAAATACTGCGCCACCGAATCTAGCTTCATGCTGTTCGCTGCCGACACGTTCTGTGTGACAGCGGCCATCGCTGTCTTGACTGCTTTCTTTAATTTGTCTATGTCTTCCTGGTTAATGTCTTCCATCAACATTCCGTACACAGACCGGTTGGCCATCGAATACTCTAGGAGAGTGTTATCATCAGCTAGCTTTAAGGCTAGCTCGTACATTGTCTCAGAATTCTTCTTCATATATTCCTCCGCATAATTAATTATGAAGGCTCCTCTTCTTTTTCTGGCTCTAGGGTAAATAAGTCGTCTATATGCTGATCTTTTGTCAAGGTAAAACCAGCAGCCTTTTTATGACCACCACCCCCAAATTTTTTCGCAAACTCGCTAACGTCCACATTATCATGAAAAGATCTTAGGCTTGCCTTCGTGATCCCAGCGTCATGATCAAAATACCAAATGACAGCAAAATCACAATCAGGGGACAGCCTTGTACCGATCTCTGACATCCAATGAGAAGCGTTTACTATCATAATCTTTCTGTTCTCAAAGTAACGGACAACCGCTTTTTCACACACCTTTTTGATCACAGTCTTCGAGTAAGCCAGTATGTAGCTCCCCCTCTTGACTGCATCATCAAACACTGAGTCATCTTCGAATTTCTCAAATTCTTCAAACTCAAAAGGCACCATATCAAAAGCAGCGCTAAACTCTTTAGAGTATTCAAGCTCCCAGGTCCACAGATCTCTATCCTGGATATACCTAATAAACTTAGGAGACTCTTTTCCTGGATGGAAAAATTCCCACGCTAAAATTGCACCTGACTTTGTCATATCGAAATGAGTGTTCGATATATCGTGCAGCTCAACCATCGCCGACTTGTGGTGGTCTATAACCATGAGACCATCAGCGTCTTCTATCATTTGTTTTGTTGTCGCATTATTAAAAGAAAAATCTAATATGACGACAACCTTACCTTCTACATCTGGAGGAGTCTGGCCATGCTTACAAGCATGATACTCCGCCCTATTACCTAACAGCTTCCAAGCCGCATAAGCTGCACCAAAGCCGTCTGTACAGTCTGCGTGATAAATTACACAGTTTACTTGACTGGGTTCAACCATCTTTATCCCTCTGTCCAGTTATACTAAAATGCCCGTCATTCAACACACAAAAATCTGAGTTTCCAGACGAACTGATTTCATAAATATTACAGTCTGTCAAAGCTTTCAAGGTGTAAGGACACCCCGATTGTATCTGTAATACGTCACCCCTAACCAAAACCTTTCTAGAAACCAACTGAACATCTTTACTCTTTAAATAAGACTCTGGGGCGAAAACCGCCTCAAGCCGTCCTTCTTCGACAAAGAATGTTTCGTTTTTGTTGGTGAAATACTTGGCTCTCGTGGAGTATCCTCTTTTGATAAAAATCTTCTTACCGAATATCTGTTGGTTTACAAAGTCCCAGCGAACCTCATGCCCCCAGTTCTTTTCAATACTTTCAGATTTTAAAACCCAAGAGCTTTTATTCATGACCCCCCCTAGGATCAAAATGACTGTGGCACCTAGGCTGGTATAATTCGGAACCCCCAATCTCGAGCTTTCCAGGATCGTTATTACCTGCTACCTTCTGGGTAAAATAAGCGTCCTCTCCACAGACCGAACATACTGCAGGACAGATATGAACGCCAGTAGCCCAAGGTAGCAATTCTTGCAACTCGTCGTATGGATCACCAGAAGATGATAACTGAAGACTGGAAACAAGAACTGTTTTACCACGGTTGTATATCTTCTTCAGGGCCGCGGCCGCGCCAGGAATCATAAAAGCCTCATCGACAGCAACAACATCTAAATCGTGACCTGAATTACATGCATTGAATCTTTGCAGGAGTTCCTTACCGGTGGATATTCTCTCGACCCGACTAAACCCTACAGCTCTAGACGACAAACTTAGCCCGCTATGCGTGACAATGGAGTCTCTATCATAACGCTCGTCTATTTTGGGCTTGAATAGCAAGATGCTCTTGTTTTGATACTGGTATCGATCTAAGGCGGCAATCAATCGAGTTGTCTTTCCGCCGAACATAGGACCAGTAAAAATCTCGAAACGGGGATTCCTGTTCATTATGAGTTTTCTTTCAATCCCCACCACTCAATTGTCTTATTTAACCCGGAAATAAAATCCCACTCAGGCTGGAAACCTAGATCTTCTGCAATCTTCGTCATGTCAGCTTTCGTATGCTTCACATCTCCGGGTCGAGCAGGTGCATTCACGATCTCTAAATCACCGAACCTCGCCTTTAACATATTCAGTATTTCATTATTGCTAAAGGTTTCTCCAGTCCCTACGTTATAGGCATCACCTGACATCACACCCGGGGCTTGGGCAGCTGCGATATTCGCACCGACCACATCATCGATGTAAACAATATCTCTAGTCTGCTCACCATCCCCATCACTTCTCAGCGATTGGTCTGTGGCAATCTTGTCAAGCCACGCGGAGACTGCGGTAGAGTACGGGCTGTCACCCGGCTGGCCAGGTCCGAAAACGTTAAAGTAGCGCAAGCAGACTGACTGTAAATCATACAGCTTAAAAAACAACCGGCAGAAATTTTCAACGACAAGCTTCTGTAAGGCGTACGGAGAGGCTGGCTCTAAAGACCCGGACTCTTTTGAAGGAAAATTGTCAGGCACGTCTCCATAAACTGAAGAGGAGGAACTAAACACTAACCTATCTATGTTCGAGACGCATGCTGTCATCAAAGAGACAGTCTTCATTACATTCTGGTCTGTTGTCAAAACTGGGTTTTCAACAGAAAACTGCACTCTGGGTAATGCTGCAAGGTGAAAGACATAGTCATATTTTTTATCTGCAATTCTTGACAGTACGTAGGGACTGGCAAAATCGCCAGTAATGACCAGCGCCTTGTCTTCCACAATTCCTGACTCTTCATATTGCAAAAGAAGCTCAGGAGTAACAGTCCTGATGTCTATTGCATCTAAAGCAGCGATATCTCCGCTCGAAAGATCATCGACAACCTCAACATCCCAACCTTTTTTGATCAAGGCAACTGCAAGATTTGAGCCAATAAATCCGCAGCCACCAGTAACTAAAGCTCTCTTTTTCATTTTAATCAACTCCTAAAAAACACTTAATTTCTGAAACTTGCTTTTCTAAATTCATATCAGAAGTTTCCAGAAACAAAACATCACAATTTGTTTTGCCCAAAAACATTCTATACCGTTCTTCAATTTTTTTTAAAGTTTTATCGTTTATTTCGTCTGGAAACAAGTCATCCTGTACGCCCTCGTAGCTCTTCTTGTAGCAGAATATTAACTTTCCATCAATAGAAGAAAACTTTTCATCGAGTCTTGATATCAGGTCTTCATTGGTTTCACGACCAAATATTGCAGAATATGCATACTCACAAGGGTAGAACCTATCAAGAATTGCAGTTGGCCTCACTTGCACCAAAAAATCCATGAGAAAAGTGCCACCAAATTTGAGCAGGTTTAAATAGTAATCATCACCGCTCAAATCTGCTTTCCACTCCCCAGTATTTTTAAAAACAGGTATACCTAGGTCTTTCGATAGCTGACCAGCTATATTAGACTTTCCTGTCATGTCAGGACCGATGAAAGCTAAAATCATTACCCTACCCGCAAAGATGTTCCAGAAGGTCTACCCGAGACTCTGGACGGGGATCAATTACTGTCCGCAAAGCCTCTTCTTGCAGATTCACCAAACCCAAGCGGTCTTCAGCTGATAGTGTGGATAACCACTTCGTCTTATTAACAACATCCTCTGTGGACCTCACGATTAGGGACTCGTCTTTTAAGCCAACAGGACGAGCGTGCTCATATTCCCATGGAATCAGTGCAGGTACCCCGCTCTTTATCGCTTCGAAAAAGCGGCCCGTAATGTTCCCGAAAGGAGTATAGTCATCCTTTGTGATATGAGTTACAGTAATAGAGGAATTCAAGACAGAAAAGATATCCTTGTACGCCAAGCGTGGGCCGAATGCGACGTTTGGCGCGTTAATGATCCTAACAGCTGGATCTTCTCTTTCCGGAGACCTAGCTAGCCAATTACCACAAACGTACGTTTGGATCCCTTGCTCCCTGAGGGGCGTGCTCGGATCTACGTAGTATTTCTTAAACTGGTTTTCTCTCTCGTAATTGTTTCCGACGTACGTGTAATTGTAAGAATACTCGACTGGAGAGAAGTAGCGATGCATGTAGTTGCACCAGGGGATTGAAATTCTTTTTCTAGTCAACATTCGAGGATTCACACACGCATCGGAAATTACTGCGTTAGGCCAGCGTTGCTCTTCTTCAGCGGTCATTTTAAGATCACCGTCATGAATGATGATGGGTACTCCGGCTGCGTGATAGTGATCTAAAACTTCACATTGTCTTGTATAGTCTGACTCTTGAGAATTGCTGCCAGAATTTTTCCACGTTGGCCAGCGCCACTCACAATACACGATATCACCTTCTGGAAAACCAACTGGGTGATACTCAACGCCCGGGAACTGCTCTTCATCTCGCATCTTCTGCAATTGAATCACAGTGTGGTCTCTTCCTTGAAGTTCTCTTACAAAGTCAACTCGATTTCCTCGCTCGCCATCAGGTGTATTCACCATAGAATTTTTCTCTAAAGGAGTAATGAAACCCCAGAAACTGTAAAGTACCCTCATATTATTCTCCATCCTTTTTTAATTCTTTCTTTACCTTATACAAGGCCGAACCTATTACTTGGTGCATATCATAATATCGATATTCTGCCAATCTACCTCCAAATATTATATCACTATTTTTCGCAAGAACAGAATACTTCTTGAACATGTCGCTGTTTTTCTTATCGTTGACTGGGTAATATGGGACCTTACTCGGCGTCCAGTCTTGCGGATATTCTTTCGTTATAACTGTCTTTTTGATGCTAGGTGCATCCTGCGGTTGGAAATGCTTGTGTTCTACAATCCTTGTATACGGGACTTCGTAATCCGTATAGTTTACAACAGCGTTACCCTGGTAATCCCCATCGTAGACTTCGTGTTCGAACCGTAGAGATCTATATTCAAGATACCCATGCTCGTAGCCAAAAAACTCGTCAATCTTACCAGTGAAAACAGTCTTATCAGCCAGAGAGTCCCACTTCTCTCTATCTTCTAAATAATCGATACCCAGTTGGACCTCTGCTCCTTCTAGCATTTTAGAGATCATTCCGGTGTAACCATCGACTGGAATCCCTTGGTATTTATCAAAGAAGTAATTCTCTTCAAAGATCATTCTAATCGGTAAGCGTTTTATGATTGAGGCTGGTAGCTCACTTGGGTGACGCTTCCACTGCTTCATAGTGTACCCCTTGATGAACGTCTCGTAGACCTCTCGACCCACTTGTGACAAAATCCACTCTTCTAAATTTTGCGGATTCTCACAAGGAATTCTGACCTCTTGAAGCTTTGCCTCAGCTTCGGCCGGGGTTGTCACTCCCCACAGCTGGTGAAGAGTCATTAGATTAATAGGGAAAGAATATATATTACCGCGAAAATTCACCTTAGGCTTATTGATATATTGATTGAACTCGGTGAACCGGTTTACAAAATCCCAAATCTTTTCATTGTTTGTGTGAAATATATGCGGACCATAAACATGGACGTCGACACCGTCTCGCTTTTCGGTATAGCAGTTTCCACCGATGTGGTCTCGCTTATCTAAAACAAGAACAGACTTACCGCTGTCCATCATCTCCCTTGCGAAAGTAGCACCGAACATACCGGCACCCACTATCAAATAATCATACTTCATTTCTTCTCCTTAAATCAACTTCATAACCAGAATAGTCAAAATCTATATTTTCTAAAACCCGCTTGCCAAAACCTAGCTTCTTCGCCCTGTGGTAAGCCAGCAGGCTGGCAAAATCTGTCCAAACGTTTTTATCGCCATTTGAATACAGCTCTTGCAATAACGTTACTAATTCACTCTCTGTGCTGGATGACCTGACGTCTTTCTCAAATGTCAAGATCTTCTGTAACCATCTCTCTTTCCCACCGTTTAGAAAGTCATCAGGTGCAAAGTTAGGCATCTCCCCGTTATGAACTGAACCCATGGCTGACTCATGCTCTCCACGGTCTGTTAGGATCACCCTGCACATCTTAAAGTGTCTCTCATAAATGTGCAGAGAATTACTACAGTGTGTATAGGTCCCTAACTCGACCCCAAGCTCTAGAGCAAGCATCTCTTGAAAAAAAGTAAAAGCTGGAATATCGTAAGCAATTCCAAAAATAAGATCAGAACTTCTCATATTAACGATCATGTGAAGTTGAGCATCTCTTATAAAGAACTGAAGACTTAGTGTACAGGGCACATCTAGCTTTGCATCGACACTATCATCAGGAGTTCTTAAATGAATGATCGCTCTTCTTGAATCTGGATCCCTTGTTAACTCATCTTTTACAAAATCCCACTGATTCAACCTTCCACCGGCGATGATAGGATTTGTATGAAATATCCTAGCCCCATAAGCGGAATTAGCAGTCTTACCGTCATCACTGATATTTGACCAGAACTTTGAATAATTTGATATCCATTCTGTAGAATTGTTACCAGACAAATACCAGACCATCTCAGCCGCAAGGTACGTCGGGCTAAAGTTTCTACCCCACACAAAAGGGTACCTGTGTCGAGGGTTGTCTATTGTAAAAGACACTCCTAGTTTTTCTCTTATCTTCTGACCTCGAGGAGAGGACTCGTACTCATAATCGTTGTAGACCTCCCTAATTAGTGCGAGGTAACAGTCGGTGAAGTTCTTAAATTTTCTCATATTTTATTATACTCTAAGGACCTTAATTTTTCTCATAGATGTTTGAAATCCGAAATCATTTTTATTTAGCTCTCCTACGCACAAACTGTATTTTGCCATTTCTGTCTTGCCATCCCAGCTCCAGCAGAAGATCCTAAACTGCTGTCCAGAAGTACCAGCAACTGTCAGCAACAAGTAGGGTTTGTTGTTCTTGGTTACCTTTTCTTTGACGTCCATTACAAGAAACCAATGCAAATCAACCCCGTTATAGTCATCAATGACGCTGATCTCTTTCTCATCAAGACGCTGAATTACTTCTGGAGATATAAGAGTTGACACGTTAAATGACCCAAGGTGAGCGACGCTGTTTTGGACCTGTTCGTGTCTAGACCACTCTCCTTCCCCTTGGGTCTCTAAAGTCAACCTCTTAAAAGCGTCTTGGCCACGGGTCGGGTCTTTCTTTGTCCACTTCTTGATCTCAGTGTTGTTGTTAATGATAACCTCACTCATTTGCTTATAGCTATCAAAAGTCGAATCAGGCCCAATACAGTTAACAGATCCAAAGGCCTTGATAGCTATCAGGGCTTGCATGGCTCTCTTATTAAACTTCGAATGTTTCCACTTACCGTCCTCATTCCACAACAAGTCCTCAACGTTATTATACGGTCTATTACCTAGTATCTCTTCAATAGCAGCTTCACCAACGCCCTTACAGGAGAGAAAAGACGGCATGAATTTCTTACCATCTAAAATGGTCCACGACTTTGTTGCATAATTGATGTCAATAGGAACGATCTTATAACCTAGCGCTTTCACTTCGGAAAATGCCTTGGCACGTTTTTTATCATTACCAGACATTGATTCAAGATAGGCGCACAGCCATTCTTCTTCGAAGTAAGTTAAAAGCCACGCACAGTAATAAGAATCAATCGCGTAACAAACAGCATGAGACTTATTGAAACCGTAACCTGCAAAGAATAATATCTTCTCATAAAGATCATCAGCCAGCTGTTCATCAACTCCGTTCTTTACAGAGCCAGCGACAAATTGTTCCTTGATTGCACGAGCCTTAGCAAGGGACTCTGCAGCTTCTGACGCCTTACGCTTCATAATATTACGGCGTACTGTGTCTGTTTCCTCCTCCGGGAAACCAGCCACCACAGAACACAGCTTCATAATCTGTTCCTGAAACACGATCAAGCCGTATGTCTCTTCTAAAACCTCTCTGATAAGAGGGTGACCATAATCAATGTCATCAGGATTGTTCTTGGCATTTATATACAGCTTGTCAACCTTCGCAGTCAAAGGACCCGGGCGATATATCGAAGTTAGAGTGGCAATATCGACAATGCTCTTCGGCTTAGCTTTCTTAAATAGGTTTTGTGCACCGCGGCCAGCCAGTTGAAATATGCCGGCCCAGCGGCCCTTTGCATAGACGTGTTCATAAACGTGTTGATCATCCATATCAAGAACTTTTGGATCCATATTGGAATTAAACCATTCATACACTTGTTCGAACGTTGGGTTCTCAATCCCTTCCTTACGCTGCAGAATCAGTTCGATGGTACGCTGAATTACACGAAGAGTTTCGAGGCCTAGCAGATCAAACTTAATCCAACCGAAAGTTTCAAGGTGCTTATAATTCATGCCTTCAGCCCAAGGAGTTTGGAGTTCGCCGCGGGCTTTGATAAGGGGCATTCTTTCTGCAATATTTTCTGCTACAATACAACCACCAGCATGTCGACCAAGCGCTTTGTTTTGCTTAAATAAGACCTGGATTGGATCAGCAACTTCTGGGTACTTTTCAATAAAGTCTCTAAAAGTTTTTGAGTGTGCTATTGCGTCTTCGTAAAGTAACACAAATAGATTCTTATCAGTTCCCTGCTTGAAAACAGCACGCTTTACATCATTCTCAACAGGCGCTAGCGCCTTATTCACTTCGCTGAATGGGATCCCATAAAAACGAGATATATCTTTAACGAGAGACTTAAGCTTAAAAGTGTTGTAATTGGAAATCGGAACGATGTTTTCGTCACCCCACTTGTCTTTCATCATGTTGATAAGCAGATCACGATCACCCACGTCGGTGTCAATATCTGGCGCACCTTCACGAGACGGGTTTAAAAAGCGACCAAACATAAGATCATATTCGAACGGATCAACGTCGGTTAATCTGAGTACGTATGCAACAAGACTACCCGCAGCAGAGCCGCGACCTGGTCCTACAAGCATCGCTTTCTTAGCAATTTCAATGATGGCTTCCATAGTCAAAAAGTAGCGAGAAAAATTCTTGTCTTTAATAATCTTAAGCTCATGCTTTATTCGCTCAACGTACTTAGGATCCTTTTCAAGACCGCGGGCGATCAAACCTTTCTTACATGCTTCAAGCAGAGCCTTATCATCAGACATGCCTTTCGGCACAACATACGACGGAAGCTTCATACTTCTGTCAGGATGAATGTCAGAAATTGTTTGGTGAACAATATCATGTGGCCTTTCAACCGCGTCCCTGATCATTTCATTATTGTAAAAGTTCATGCCATCAGTGGTCTCGAGATAAGTGTCCCATACCTGCTCGGCGTTCTTTGGATAGAGCTCACACTTTAGCTCATCCCTTGACTGGGGCAACTTGGAAGGATCAAAGTCACGATAGTTCAGCCACCCCAGTTTCTTGTACAGTTCACGCTCTTTCCAGTGTTCAGGTCGAGCATAATGAGAGTCTGTCGTCACGACTAGCTTATCAGTAATACCTTGCGATTCTGCAAACTGAATAATGGCTCTATTCACAAGGTGCTGCGCAGGCAATTTGTTGAATTGTATTTCTAACATCACATCATCAATACCAACTGAATCGACTAGACCTTGATACGCGTTGCCAACACCGTTCATGACCTTGGAGTGAAAAGAGGGATCATCTAGGAGCTTATGGCTTAAGTCATCGAATTCTACCTGTTGAGCGTGGCGAAAAACCTCATAAGCTATAGGACCGCCAATACACGCGGTGGAGACCATCAGGTGGCCACCCTCAGACGCTTCCCGGAGCATTTTGTAGTCTATCCTAGGAAATCGGTAAAAGCCTTCTCTGTAGCCACGACTCACTAAGTGAAATAACCTCTGTAGTCCTTCACTGGTCTTAGGAAGAACGACAAGGTGATGGCGTCTCTTGATAGGATCATAAAACTTGGCCGACTTTGTTTCTTCCTCGTTCTCCACAGTCAGCCCAGCCTCTTCGACTGCGACGTCAACTACTTCATCATCGCCATCGACAACAGCTGTTAGCGGAGTCACGATGGCTTCTCGTTGTGCTTTCAGTATGGCGATAGATTCCTTGTCACCCTTCTTGGCAGCTTGACGAATTTGACGATCAAGTTCCCATACTTGTAGATCAGGGTGAACGTACATTTCGCAACCTGGAACAAATTTAAAACCAGGATTCTTCTTTCTAATTTTTTCTGCGTGAAGATACGCATGGCCGAATGAATTCATATGACCATGGTTAGTTAGGCACCAGCTATCCATTCCGTTTTCTAGAACAAAGTCTATATGTTCTTGAGGATAGCCTAGACCATCAAATGTCGAAAACCCATCATGAGAATGTAAAGAAGTAAAATTCTTGGGGGGTATAATAGCCATTCATTTCCCTATTCTATTGCATTTTTGTGGTTAGGCGAATATGAATATTATAAAGGAATGTAGCAAGTTATTCAGTTTTTTTAGGGTTTAATTTCAGACAATCTATCAGTTATTATCTTGTGTTTGCGAGTGTAGGCTTCAAAAAATTCTTCTGAATCTACACCTGTCAAAACCAGTATTGCCAAGAAATAATTAAAAGCGTCTATCATTTCCTCCAGGTATTCCTGCCTGTCGAATTCTTTCTTAGAAGCCCTGTGATCTTTCCAGTTCTTCAGGTGTAGCAGCGCCTCAAAAAGCTCTTCAACACTTCTAAACGTTATTTCTCGCAAGACCTTTTGGGAAGCCTTATCCTCCAGGTTTACTGGCCACTCCGGATACGCTCCTCCGACTTTCTCAGAGATTGTTCGCATAAAATCTTGCCTGAGCGCAAAAAGTAAATCTAATCTATCATCCATAGTCTAACTCCTAAAATTGAATATTAGACTGGTAGACTAGTTTTTACACTTTAAGATTGAGACAAAGATTCCAGGACTTCAGAGATTTTCTCTTCAGTCACATTCCGCAGGCCGTACTTCGGAAGTATTGTAATAAGCAGAGATTTTCTAACCTGAACATTATCGCAAGACTCTCCCCAGACCCAAGGAAGGGTACTGGTTAATTTATCAAGCTCTTTCCTTACAAGATCTTGCCTTTTGCAGTTGTACTGCAACTCTATTTCCGGATCTAAACTATTTTCGATTGAAAGCTTTTCACATATCTCTATAAGCAGATCATAATTTTCTTCTTCAACTGCTCTGTTGGCTTGAGAATATAACTCTTGTAACTCTTCAAGATTCTCGCTGTCCCCCACTTTGTCAGGATGTGTTTTCAATGCAATCTTCCGAAAAGCTTTTTTCGCCCAGTCTGGAGTGTTTGGTTTTACGACGTCTTCGAAGGGAGGCTTCTCATTCGAGTCCTCGAACTTAAAGTCTCGAAAATTGTTATCACCCACTTCCTGTTTATCCGATCTTTGCTCTTCCTCTTGATCTTGAGGATTTTCTTCATCGGCTGGAGGTTCTTTTAATTTATCGATTATAAATTTCATGTCCGATGTCCATTCAGCAGAATAGTCGGACATTATTTCACTACAGTCTTCTAGGTATGATAAAAGCATGGAGAGCTCAGCTTTCGCTCTCCTTAACTCTCTAAGCGCTTTTCTTTTCTTTATTTTGTCTTTGTGCTTCACAAAGATAAGTATTGAAAGCTAAGCCTCAGGTTCTTCTAAATCATCAGAATTATCGATCTCTGTCAATAATTTTTCTACGCTTGCGTCTAGAGACTCTTTAAAGTTGCCGTGTACCTCAAGGACCCCGGATTCTCCTTCAACTAATCTCATCATCCTTAAGTTATCTACGATGTCTGTTCCGGTGATAATTGCGATTTGCAGCACCTTTGCTACGTTTGCGATCACTTCATCACTAAGTCTTAATTCTTTCATTTTCACCCCTGAATTTCTGGTACCCAATGAGTCGTTCGACCATCAGGTGTTTTTTCTTTTTTTACGGTATTACCGTCTGGATCATTTTTCTGATTATATACTAAGAAACGAGAACTGTAATTGCCAATTTCACCATAAAAATCTCGATAAGAGTTAATGGTTGCACCGCCTGTCTGAAAGGATTCTCTCATAACAGACTTTATCGACTTGTTGAGCATTTTTAAATTAGAGTCAGAAAGATCGCTAACTTTCTTGAACGGGCTTATTCTGGCAAGATACAGAGCTTCTGCTTTTACGTAGTTACCCACTCCAGCAACAACTGATTGATCCATTAAAGCCTTTGTGATATTTACATCATCTTTTTTTCTTATCGAAGAAAGAAACAAGTCGTTGCTAACATCTTCAGCCAGCATATCCGGGCCGAATGAGGCGAGCTTTGAAGAGAGCTGTTTTGGATCAAAAGAGAATTTAATTGTTCCAAAGTTGCGCATATCGTTGAAGTAGACAGTCTTACCGTTGTTAAACTTCAGCGACACCCGTGTGTGTTGAGTTGATTCTTTTTGCCAAGCCCCAGTCATGCCTAGGGTTGACCACATACTGCTCTTATCCTGGAATATGAAATATATGAATTTACCATGAACGCCTACACCCTGAACCTGAAGCGGAAGTCTTTGCTTTAGTGTGTCTAAGCCCGGAAGCTCTTTTTTCAAATATCTCCCTGACACTATCTCTATTTCCTGTAAAACATCTCCGCCGACGCTCTCTCCCAAGAACATTGCATATCTTCTACACTCTGGACCTTCAGGCATTTTGGCACCCTCCGTAGTTGTCTAGTAAAAAACTGTGGTAATCTACCAGAGCATGATCATTAGGCTCTAGTAACCGCCACTCTCCTTTTATGAAAATGTTATACGCATCGTCAGCGTATTTTCCACACCCATAAAGCTCCTTGGCATCCGACCATTCTTCGCCGAGGTACTCTTCGCAAAACCTCTTTAAGATCTTTACTCTTCTGTTTACGAGACCTAGAGAACAAAGCTCTTCTCGTAATCTATCTTCAGGCGCAGAAATAAGAGAGATCGGATCAGGGTATTGAGAAAAAAAATCTTGTATCATCGGCTCGACTTGCTTTCTAGAAGTTTGGTTCAATAATAAGCAAGTGACAAGGATCTTCCAACCATCTGGCCAGAACCTCTCCTGGAGCAGGTCATAAGGTGATTTAGGGGGTATCCACTCATTCATGGATAAATTATATCAACCCTGGATATTTTTTTCAGGTATTACTTGATAAACTTCATGGCGAACATGACTGCTGCCATGGCAAATTGAACTACAGCGAATATTGTGACTGCTTTGGTTTTAAAAGTCTTAAGATCCTCGACTTCTTCCGTTAAGTTCTTGAGCTGGGTAGGCGACGCAACTTCGTCAATTTTTTCTTTCCATTGCCTTAGTTCTGTTACCCTGTCTTCTCTGTCTCGGAGAAGAGCGATATCTTGCTTGATATCATGCATCTCGTCTTTAAGAGATTCAATTCCCGTTGAAAGGGTTTCTAGCTCTTTTAGGACTAACTTTGAGTATTCCGCCCAACCGTTTTCAGACATTGTCTTCGGCTCCACCACTTATAGTTTCCTTTATTGAAGCCTGAATTTCTCTCAACTCTTGAATGATGTCATCATTCTCTTTGCAACTAGGCTTGTACTTATCTAAACATTCATCAAACTGTAACCAGAGAGAAACTAAAGCAGAGCTGACTTTTTTACCTCTTGCTCGAGAAGCAAGTTTTACTCGAAGCGCCTCTAAATGATCATATTTCCCCATGAATTTAAATATGGAGAAAATTTCATTTATTCTAGCTCGATGTCTACAGAAACTTCGATAGTTATTTTCGGAACGCGAAGTTGATTTACCATCCCGTGCTTCTTTGCTTCTTCTGCATCAAGAAACCAATCAGCGTGTTTTTTCTTATCGACAATCTTCATAAAATAATCATCTTTTTTTCCACAATTTCTCGCCATCATAGTGTAGATTGTAGTGTTCAAACGATCAGCTTCTTTCGCGCCGGCTTTCAGTTCCTCGACTTTTCCAAAGTCCATACTTGAAACGTCATGAATCATGATGGTTGCGTGAGGATCCATAAACCTAAGGCCTTCTTCACCAAAAGAAAACAGAACAGCACCGCAGCTCATGGCTTTTCCTTCTACTATGGTCGCGATAGGTAACTCTGAATGCTTTATCGCAGAAATCATAGACATGAGGCTATAGACCTGGCCGCCATAAGAGTCAATAACAACGGGTATCACTTTCTGGCCAGTGTTGTGAGCCCTTGCGATTTCTTGATCAAATTTCTTAGCTGCATCTTCATCAAATTTATTGACTCTCACAATCACTGGATTGTGTCGCATTTCCACTTCTTTTATTAAAGGTGATACCTTTGTCGTCCACTTCATCTAAATTCTCTCCTTAAGAACACTTGGAATATCCACAAGATGTACATGCCACACAGCCCTCTTGGTACTTCATAGAGTCTTCAGCTCCGCACTCTGGGCACACTTTGCTACCACCCGGGATTGTTCCATCGTTTATATATTTCTTTAATACTCTAGACACGACCCTCGCAAAAGAAAACAAGTGGGCGTCTCTATCTTTTTGTAGTTGCTCAACAATATAATGTATTGGGGCTCCGTGACGTAACGCCAAAGATATAATTCTAGTAAAGCCTGCATGATCTGGATTGTCAAACACCTTAACTATGTCCTTGACAACTACCTCACTGCCATTTTCACCGAAATGTAAATCGTACTTGGAAGGCATGGTCTTACGAACTCGTTTTGTGATCTTGCCAGCTGTATAAGCTGATGGGATTTCAATAAATTCAGACTTTCCTCCAAGCACCTCATACGGTTTTCCATCCATCAGACCAACAAGTATCGTCCAGGCTTCACCCTTTACTTGGGATCGATGAATTTCGCAGTCTAGGTTCTCAGGTCTGCGGGGGGCATTGATATCCTTAATCGTCTGATCGGTAGCACTTTGAGCGTCGTTACTAACCAGAACACCTGACCTGCACCCATCTCTGTAGATTGTTAGTCCCTTACAGCCTGATTCCCACCCAGCCATGTAAACCTGCTTCACAGTCTCAATGTCGATATCTGCAGGCAGGTTTGTTGTATTAGAGATCGCGTGACACACCCATTTCTGAGCGACAGACTGCATTTTAACTTTTGCGACCCAATCAATCTCATTTGCTGTGGCGCCTGAATATGGACTAGCCGATACAAGCTCGCTATTATCCGTGTCTGCCTCAGCGCCTGTTGCGGTCATCCATTGCCTGAACCCGTGATGGTAGACTGTATATTCTTGCCACCTGTCGCCACTGTCATCTGTAAAGTCTACACGACCGTCGAGATCATTCTCTGTTAGCTTCTTTCTTCTTGTATAATGAAGCATAAAAGCCGGTTCGATACCAGACGTTGTTTGGGTCAAAACAGAGACGGAGCCAGCTGGAGCTGTGGTTGTAATTGCGATGTTTCTTCTACCAAACTTTTCACTTAACTCACGCACCTCTGGATCTTTTTCCCAAATGCGACTTAGGAAGGGGTGATCTTCTTCGGCGGCATGATCGTGAATAGGGAAAGCACCACGCTCAGAAGCCAATATGCAAGAAGACTTGTATGCATTTACGGCTAGCCCGGAATAAATTGACTCTGTGATCTCTATGGATTCCTGTGATCCATAAATGACACCTAGCGCGGCAAGCATGTCGCCTAAGCCTGTTACTCCAAGCCCTGTTCTTCTTCCTTGCGTGGCTTGCTTTTTGACATTATTCCACATGTCAAGCTCAATTGCTTTTACATGCTCAGGTTCTGGATCAGAGCTGATTTTTTCTATAATCTTCTCTATTTGCTCCAGTTCGATGTCTATCATATCATCCATCAAACGTTGCGCTTTAATCACAACTTCTGAAAATTTATTCTCATCGAACTTTGCGTCAGGTGTAAACGGGCTATCCACGAACGACGTCAAGTTAACCAGCATCAAGCGGCAACTGTCATAGGGAGAGAGTATAATTTCTCCGCAAGGATTAGTGGAAGTAGAACCAAAACCAGCAGAAGTGTAGATGTCAGCGGGGGTCATCTTCTTTGCAGTGTCCCAGAAAAGAATACCCGGTTCTGCACATGCGTGCGCAGACTCAATAATCTCATCCCATAACGTCGCTGCAGATACCATTTCTGCGACCTCTGGGTCCTCACTATCAACAGGCCACCTAAGCTGCACTTGTTGATCATTCTTTACAGCGCTCATAAACTCGTCTGTCAACCTCACGCTGATATTCGCACCGGTAATCCTGTTTAGATTACGTTTAATCCTAATGAAGTCTAGTATCTGTGGATGGTGGACAGAAATCGTTAACATCAAGGCCCCACGTCGACCGTTCTGGGCTACTTCTCGACAGGAATTTGAAAACCTATCCATGAAAACTTCAATACCATCAGTCGTCCTTGCACAGTTGCCGGTCGCTCTACCCTTCGGTCTAATAGTAGAAATATCAAAACCCACTCCACCGCGGCGCTTGGCAATTTGAACCAGCTCCTGATCTACTTTTAAAATACCCCCGTAAGAATCGAAAGGGCTCTCAATAACAAAGCAGTTCGATATCGACTGGACCTGGAATGGATTTCCGATACCAGACATCGGAGAACCTTGCGGTACGACATATTTGAAATTGTCGAATAGCTCGAATATCTCTTCATAAGTCAAAGGGTTCTTATATTTCGATTCGATCCTGTGGTACTCTGCAGCTAACCGGGCATGCATATGCTTCGGACTGGACTCAAGAATATTACCGTCGCGATCTGTTAACGCGTACTTGGTGACGAAAACATTGGCTGCCAGTTCGTCACCCTCAAAATATTTTAAGCTGTCGCTTAACGCTTTCTCGAAATTATACATTACCACTTAACCCTTCAACTCGTCCCATTTCTTTTTAAGGTTTTCCTTCATAACTTTTTCATCACTCTGCACAGCCTCAGCCAGAGTCTGTACTTCTTCATCTAATATTTCAATTTTAGACATACTTGTGTCTATGTGAACAGGAAAAACGATTCCGTCCTTTCCGGCTCGATTTTTTGCCACGAACAGACGGCCATGGCCGGTCGCTTTCTCCATCGGTTTTCTAGAAAGAGAAACAACAAAGTCTGCCACCATCGCCTTCCCATAAGCTTCTGACATGTTTTCTAGACCAACAATATCAGAGTTTGCCGAGTCACGATTGGCTTGAGAAGCTGTCCAGACTGGTATCTTCATTTCCATGGCAAGATTTCTAAGCTCCTCATAAATTAACTTAAGTTCATGACGTAACGAGTCATATGCTCTAGTTGATCTCATGATATCAGCATAATCTATAATAATCACGCTCGGCTTAAACCCCCTCAGCGTCAACTTATCGATATGGTTTCTAAGTGTTACCACAGAAGCGGAGTTCGTCGGATACTCTTTGATTATTAATCGACCAAGATCTTCATTACTTTCATAAAATTTAATCACTTTTTCTTTGTGGTTTATTACATCAGAAGAATTAATGCCACATAGGTTAGAGTCGTACCTCAAACCGACAGCTTGCTCGGTTAACTCGAAAGTGTAGTGTAGAACATTCTTACCAACCCTCATTGCGTTTGCACCCATGGCAACTAGCCAATGAGACTTACCAACACCGGTATTTGCTGTAACAATTCCGATCTCACCGCGGCCCAAGCCACCGTTAAGAACCTCAGAGGCATCAAGCTTATCGATACCCGTTGGGCAGACTTGGCGGTTTATCTTGATAAACCTAGCCTCGATATCCTCAAAGAAGTCATGACCAGCTGAGTTTGGCAATCCAATGGAGACTGCATTTTTCATTAATGTCAGGACATGATCAAATTTGTCTTCAGAAATTAATTCAACAGACTTCTCCAAAGCTTCCTTAAAAGCTTGTCGCTTACAGAAGTCTAGGATCTTTTCTTTTACGTACGCAACGTCACCAGGACTTGGATTTCTCTTCATCCTATGCAGAAAATCAATCACCTGAGTCTTTAACAGATCGTCGTTTTCTTCCTGCAAAGACTCCTTTATAATTGATATCAAGAGTTGGGTCGTCGGAAAGCACTTATACCTAAAATAGTAGTTAAAATGCTTTTCGCACAAGAACTTTAGGTAAACTAACTCAAAAAAGTCAGACCTCATCACTTCAACCATCTGAGCAGCCCATCCGTGGTCTGTCAGCAAGCCTTGTAATATTTTTTCTTGAAACTGCTTGTTGTATTTTGAAAATTGTCCTGCAGGGACGTACCCTAGAACATTGGATTCCTGTGTGTTACTTTCTTCCATTACCGACCTAAATTCCTAATCGCCAAAAAAAATCTTTCTACATCAAAATTTTTAACACCAATTGCGTTTTGTTCACGAATAAACCCAAGTTTATCTCTTTTTTTCTGCTCTGAAGTTTGTAAGAAACTATCTACCTTTTGAGTCTGAAAAGCTGACAAGTTTCTAACACCTAAATTCATAAGCCTCCAATTTTTCTTCGGTATTTCTGAGTTATTCGCAATCTCTGAGTAGAGCTTTAACTTGCTATTTTCGCTTTTTTGCTTAGCTAGTTTAATTAGATCATCCATCAGCAAGCTTCTTTCATTAATTTCTGGAAACCGCTTAGTCATGCTCTTAAAACCAGCTCCTTTTATACCCTGCAGGTTGTCTGATGCATCTCCAACAAAGCTCCTTACTAAACAAAAATTTTCTGGATAAACCTGAAACTTCTCTTTTACAGCATCACGATCCACAATCTTCTTTTGACCGGGAGACCACTGGAGAGTCTTTTCGTTTATTAACTGGTATAGGTCTTTGTCTGATGATATTACAACCTTATTCTGCTCAGTAAAAATGTCATTGCACATGTAGGCGATGATATCATCAGCTTCGCAGTCAGACACATACAGCTGCTTTACACCAGCCTTGTTTAATAGTTTTATAATCGTAGCAATTTGCCAATTTCGATTCTCAAAAGTGTCTGGCATCTCATCTTCAGAATAAAACCGGTTAAGTCTTTGGGGCCTTCTCATATTCTTGTAAGAAGACTGCAGTGCCCTTCTACGAGGTGATCCCCCGCCTTCCCATACAACATATACGTCGCGAGGCGTAAACCTCTCAGACAAAAGCTGGATGGCTTTTAAAAACCCAACAACACCACCAACGTGCTCTCCGTTATCTGATATTGTTGGGTTTGCAATAAAATGTCTGGTAAAAAGGTTCAGGGAGTCAATCAACAGCAGTGGATTGGAAAATTGTCTCACGTATCCAGTTCCAAGAAATCCTGTTCCGAACCTAAAGAAATTGATCTAATCTCTTCGTATGACTCTGGATCTATATCCACGGATTCTACATCTGACATTTTTCTGACCATGGTTGCCTCCAGAAGATCGTCAATATAAGTAGAGAACTCCGGATCATCCCACACTTCTCCAAAATCAGCTTTATAGAACTTTTTCTCAGCCAACACTTCACCTGTCTTTTGGTTATGGACAAAAAGAGTCTTCCAGGCGCCTGTGCCTGCTAACTCAATCTTATTCATACCTACAACCGCAGGGCCTGCTTTTCTAAGCTCATCAAAAACTTGCTCATGCTCCATGATACCTTTACCGAAATGAATTTCAAAATTCACGCTCCTGAAAGGAGGGGCGACCTTGTTCTTGATAGTCTTCGCTGACACGTTTATCCCTATCACTTCTTTCTTCTTGTTTTCTATCCGCTGACCTGCGCCAAGCTTTATTCTTACAGAAGAATGAAAAGGTATCGCCTTGCCACCAGGAGTTGTTGTTGGATCTCCATACATGACGCCGATATTCGTCCTAATCTGGTTTAGACAAATCAACAAAGTGTTAGTCTGTCCTATAACCCCAGTGATTTTTCTCATACCTTTCGAGATTGCCCTAGCCTGTAGACCGATAGAATTCTGATCATAATCGCCTACCAACTCTGCCTTTGGTGAAGAAGCAGCGACAGAATCCCAAATAATCGTAATCGGAACGTCCTTGTCCATTGCTTTTGCCTTTATAATAGTCGCTTCAGCAATGGACAAGACCTCCTCTGTACAGTGAGTATCAACGTACACAAAACGTTTTGTTATATCCACGCCCAACAACCCTAGGTTCTCAACACTAGTCGCGTTCTCTGTATCAATATAAACAACAATTCCGCCCATCTGCTGAGTGGACCTTGCTATCTGGATTGCTATATGAGACTTACCGATTGAGGGAGGACCAAAGATTTCTATGATCCTACCCTCTGGAAGACCACCTTCTCTCTTATTCGAGATAATGTAGTCAAGCTGTCTTGATCCAGTACTGACCCACCTTTTTACATGCGTCGGAGATGAGTCAGTATGCAGATTATAGGCCACCTTAGATCCATGTTCTTTATTTAAAGAAGAGATCAAATCAGAGGTAAAATTGTCTGTCTGGTTTTTCGTTTTTCTCTTTGCCATTTATTATCGTTCCTAGAAGTCACTTTCAAGATCTGCGAATGCGTCATCAAGACTATTAAACTTTTTCTGAGTATCTGTTGTCTCGGTACGCTTCTCGTTGTTCTGGAAACCAGCGCCCCTCGTTGTACCTGAACTATTCTCAGTTCCGGAATCTTCTAAGTCTCCGTTAAGCCAGTCGTTTATAATCTTCTCGAGCTCATCACTAGACTTAGTGGAATACATATCATCTATATTCGGAATACTAGACGTCCAATTTTTTACCTGGTCATTGTTCTCAGAAAGCCGACTCTGCTTCCCACGTGGTCGAACTTCCGTCGTTGCCCACATTCTACCTGGAGCCTTGGTACAGATCACTTTGACGTCACGACCTTCAGCGATGTCAGTGATGTCTCCATAGTCCTCATCTAACATGATGTTTAGCAAAGACTGATACACCATCTTACCAAAAGACCAGACACGCACACCCTTATCTTCTTCACCGCGAACAATGACTGGAGCGTAATAACGAGGCTTTGGGTAAAGCTTCTTAGCAAGCTCGTACGACTCCTTCGTACCTTCGTCACGAAGCTTATTGATCAAATCCTGAATTGGATCGGGCTTACTAAACTGGTACGGCGCCAGAAGCCCTGGGTTATTTCCGATGTTGTAATAGAACCAGCGCTCTGTAAACGGTAACCCGTCGTCATTATTGGGAAATGACAAAATACGAACTGTGACTTCTTCTCCTTCTTGTGGACGCCACATCGAGTTTCTCTTATTACCTTGACCGCTAAGCTGGTTAAGTTTTCTTCTAATTGCTTCAAAATCTACTGCCATGGTTCAACCTCCTAGTTTGGCAAATTATCAACTTGTATTTTGATTATATGCTTAGGAAATCGAGTTTTCAGTGAGTTTGGTTATTTTGTTTTTTTCTTTTTCTTAGTGCGCTTAATAACTTTGGCGGGGTATGTCGGACCGGTACCTAGTGGGGTGGTTGCGCCAGGCACACCACCAGCAGACATTTCGTCTGGAGAGGCCTTTTTGTCTCCGCTGGTATCGTCCTTCTTTTCTTTATCTCTACCGTCCTGATTACTAAGATCGGGTTCACCAAGAACGTCTTTCTTTTCTAGGACTAGCCTTATAAATTCTCTGATCAGTTTTATATTCATATCATTAATTATTTCGAAAATCTGAATTTAGGATCAATTTCAAAAATTTGTGGCTCTGTACCGGGTAAATTTTCTTTTAGCCACTCTGATTCTTTCTCACCCTGCTCTCTATTTTTTATGGCCAGCCACCAACAACCGACGTCTGGGTTCCAGCGGTATCGTCTCTCTTTTAATAAGTGATTCATATCTCTCGGGGCGTTAGCTGCAAACACTTGCAGATCTGGAGCCTTGGCGTTCTTGAGTAAAGAAGAAATCACGTCATTGATCTCGAGTGTTTGAGTCAAGGCAGAGAGGGCCTGGCACGAGTCATTAAAATCGTAGAAAAAACCAGAAAATACCGAAAGTACGCTTAAGCTCCTCGAAGGGAAACCCAGCTCCGACCAATCTACTTGATCCATGCTACACCCCCACAGCGTTTTTATCTCGCCGGTGTATTTCTCTATCCACGGTTTAGTGAATGAAGAATTATGAGAAACAATTAAGTCAGCGCTTGATAAAAGTTTTGTCACCAATGGCCAGTCTATACTTTCTCCTCTAGATTCTTCCGCAGAAAAATCAACGAACCTAACCTCATCGCTCGTTAACTCTCTGCCCGGATCCTGAAAGAAAGAAACTGTTTTTCTACATTTTGAAAATCTGTCTTTATCGTCAGTGTAACAGAGCTTTAAATTGATTCTTAGAATATCACCCGAGGTTGGGTTTAGAGACGTTGTTACAACGCTACAGAATATTAAGGCATTTACGCTTGCCGCCTCTGGATCTCCAATCGGAGGTATCTCAGAAATGTTCTTTAAATTTATGTTCTTCTTTTTAGATTCAAAAATCACTTACCAGCTTTTCCTTTCTCCAGAATAAATCACGACTCCACCACCGAGATTCTCGACTTGTATCAAAGAATCGAGACTCAACATTCCTGCATTTTGAGCGCCTATCATCGTGTGATATATGTATTTTATACCGTCACGTACGTTTATCGCAGAAACTTCCACCTTAAGACCCACCATTGATCCCTTTGTAACCTGTGACAGTCCGGTGTACACTTTTTGCATCGCGTCAGTGCCTGTGAAAGCCTGCTTTAAAATAGACTTGATCTTATCAATGTCGTCCCCACCACCGCCACCTGAGATTCTTAGGTTCTTCATCAGCTTTTGTGGATTTTCACTAGCAAGAGCTCCTGCTTCGTTAACCCCAGCAGAAAAACGACCAGAGCCTGTCGAGGCTTCTATCCCAGTTTTCTTCTTTTTCTTCTTTTTCTTCTTTGGCTTCTTTTCTTCTTCATTCTCTTCCTTAAGAATGTCTAAAACCACATCTTTAACACTTACTTTCATAACACGTCGTACTCCAAGAAAAAATGACCTACGTCTTTAATGTCTATTCCTTCATTAATTATTTTGTTGAGTTGCGGGATGTCATCATTTCTGACATCTAGGACCAGCGCATCATGTATTACGCACAATGGCTTTACTGATGGTGGCATACGAAAATCCTTCATTAGGTTAGAGAATCCTATCAAAGATACATCAACGCTAGAACTTTGTACAAAGTTATTGACAGCCACGTTAGAGCTACACTTTTTAAGAGAAATCGGTCGACCAAAATAGTTTTTGATGTTTCCACTCTTATAGTCACCTGCCGCCTGTAGAATCTTTCCTAAACTGAAATACTCATCTATGGCTTTCTTTATCAGCATCGCTTCTTTACCAACAATCTCTGTCAGCTTAGTTAAACCGGCGCCGAAAAGAGTCGATAAAACTGCAGCCTTCACTTTGTCTCTACCACATTCCAGCTTGTACTCATCCATAACATCGGTATAGATATCTCTCTCTGTCGAATCAGAGGTCAGAAGTTTTGCGAATCTAGGCTCTAGGGAAACAAAATCAACCCAGACTATGCTACCATTCTCATACCTGCTCTTAAAAATATTCTTCATGCTTCTAGGCAAAAGTAAAACCTGAGGTCCTGATCCAACGACTAAACGACCAGTGACTGTTTTCATCCTGTTATATGTTAACTCTCTAGAAAAACCGTCGGCGGCAGGAGCAAACGAACTTACTATTTTTCTGATTGTTGGGTTCTCTATTTCTAAACCTAGTACTTCTTGATTGGGAACTATCCTGCTGAAGTTTTGAAGAATGTAGTTTCCCTCAGAATATACGCTGGGATAGCCGTCTGAATCAAAAAAAGCAGACAGCTCCTTTATAGAGGCAAACAAGTTGCTTATCTTACCGGCATAAATCTCACGAGGTAAAGAGAACTTCCAATTGGGATTCTTGGCCCCAACTTCTAACAGCGATTTTCTATACTTTTCCTCAATAAAGACTATCGGATCTATCCCGTATAGACCATTAAACAAATTTAGAGAATTTTCTTCTTCACAACTTAAGAAAAGATCATGATCGGTTTGAGCTGAGTTTACCCATGCGCAATCGCTGCCATGGACTAAAAGATGGCTATCACCGCCGAATATAGATCGATCAATTAAAATCTTCATGATTAATTCTATATAGATGATCTCTGTTTTTCAGATTAATCAGACTCTATCTCGGCTATGGCTTGATTGACAGAGTTACCGATGTTGGTATAGGCTCCATACGCATTTAAGGGCTGAAATTCCCAGCTAGTCTTAAACTCACCAGATGTTATTGAGTGAGAAACCTTGGAAGCGCAGTAGATGTTATCTGCGCTTGTACCCGTACCAAAATCAACAAAAAATGTCTGTCCTATGGCAGCGGTGGGCATGCCCATTGTTGTCATGGAAAGCCGAGTAGGAGCTATCTGCAGCGGCAGGCCGGACTCTCTTAACCCTAAAGCCGAGGTCCCAGATCCTAATCCTGATCTTCTCATATTGATACTAGTCATCGCTGGATTATTCATCGAACCCAAGCTCGCTTCGAGCACGTTGGTCGTACTTGTACCATAAATTATCGTAGGCATAATAGATTTTAAAAAATCCTTGACATACGTGAAGTCTTTCTTCACTCGAAATCTCACTTTGCCAGATTCGACATCTGACTCCTCTATCTTTGTTGTGGCAGGGATGGCTTCTAATATCCCACTTTCTAGCGCGTAGTTTATAGCAGTCACAAAAGCTTGCTTACTACCGCTCTTGTCTTTCTCTTTTCTAGCTGCCTTCCCGACGCCACTGGTGAAAGGAGTGATCATGTCTTGTTGAGAAGCCTGCCATATCTGGTTCAGGGTTGTATATGACGTAGAATTCTGGTCGAAGACATGTATCCTATAAATAGATTTACCATCAGTGTCACCTGTCAGGCATTCAGCTTGCATCTGGATTTTTGGAACCCTAAAATTTAAATCAGCATCAGGACCTAAATCGTACGCGTCTTGTAAACGTATGTCTTTAGCATCTTTCAACAGAGTCTTTCCGTGATCCTTATCTTGATATATCTTTTTAAGCTTTAGTTTCCCCGGGTTCTCCTTATCTTTTTCATAAAGATCAGTCAAGCCATAGGCTTCAGCGGTCTGACTTGAAACAAACTCTTTAGCAAGAAACCTGATAAAAGCCCCTATTGGCATGTTCGTAGTAGTCTTACATTTTTCTGCAAACTTCTCTGTAAAAGTCTGAATGCCTATTGGGAAGCTAGAGATTGGAGCGTCTTTCATGTAGGAAGCGTGACTATTAAAAGTGTAAAATACAAATTGCACTTCATCAAACTGACCAGTCCCGCAAAGGGGGTAACCACAAAAAGCCAGTAGCAGATTTCCGAATGTAGTGTACTGAGAAAACTCCGCAAGTCCGACAGCTCCTCCAGAGTTAGCCACTTTTTCGTCTGCCTTAACGTGCACAAATTGTTTCTGGTGACCTATAAATTCTTTTCGAAAAGGATCGAGTATGTCTTTTTGAATTTCACCCTTTGGATTTAGCCCTGCACTTTGCATCCGCTTAGCAGGGACATCACTAACCTTTGAGCCTACTATTGCCGCCATACTCTCTTGAGCTTTCGGTATTACAGTCTTTAACTCTTTAAGAAGAGGTAAGATCTTCTTTAAGTTGCCAGGATTACCGGCCTTGTTAGCACTGGCAATAAACTTATCCAGCTCCTTTGAGGTCTTTTTTGTGAAACCCATTGCCGAAGTTGTGTCTGACATCCTGGACAGTATCTGGCTTCCCTCTATCTTCTTTGAGCCTTTTTTTCCTCCTGGCTTAAGTTTACGTGCCGCTTTTATAGCTTCAGTAAGTCGCTCTACCTCTTTTAGGGCATCTTTGACAGCTGCTCCCTCTGTTATCTTGGATAGCTGAACTTGACCAGAGCCCTTCAGCGATAACTTTAGACTTATGTTTACTTGGCCGACGGTGTCAAACGAAAAACTAGAATTAACCACCCCGTACTTCTCGGTACACTTCAAACTATCCAAAAACCTACCGTAAACGTTATTGAGAAGATATCCGTCTGGATGAGACCATCCATACGTGATCAACATTTGAGTCTTACCATACAAGTCTGGCTTTACGAACTCTGAGATTTCTGACAACCTAGAACGGTCATGTAGCACCAAGCTCATCTCAGCTGTCTTGTAGGTTAATAATCCAGCGGACGGCACTAGATTCACCTTAAAGTCTTTTAGACTCATGAATGGGCGAAAGCGATCGATCACTGGCGCACCACGATTTTGAGGCGCATGGTTTGTATAAGATTCATCACCCATGACCAGCGTCTGTGGAGATGTAAAGATCTCCATACCAGCCGATGTTGTCGAAGGATCTTCTTTCTTTTTTTCTTCGTCGTCTACTTTCGGGGGTGGAGTGTTAAGGATATTTTTGCGAACTCTAAGATCAATCCCCTTTGCAATCGTCTCATCAGCAGAACCAGCGGCCGGCTTAAAGTTACCCTTTAAAAATTGTAACAAAGAGATAGTCTGGACGCGTCCGTCTTCAGATAAAGCAGGAACAGAAGGTATTAAGGTGACGTCTAAAAAAGGGACGCACCTCGACATCTCTATTGTCGGAATACAATTTAAAAATATTTCAGCCTCTGCTGTTCCTCTTTTTGAAGGGTTTAGGGTGTTGTTTTTCACGACAAAAGCAGAAAGAGCCGGTTTTTCTTTACTGGGGTTCTTGGGATCTAAATTAGGTCTGATCGGAGCTGTGTCTTTCAGGTTTATAGCAAAAGGAATAACCAGATTCTGTATAGATGTTGTCGAACCAATCTTGTCCCCCACTACATCAGAAGCTGACTCATACACAATGTGGATCGCATCAGCGATCTCATCCTCCCCAGTTTTACTATTGGTCTTGTACTCGTTAACCTTCTTCATAATCTCGTGTGCGAAGTACGCAGTCTCCGACGACTGGAGCATCCCTATTATAGAGGAGACGCCGGCTTCTGGTGGTGGTTTACCTTCTACAATATCGAAGTTCGCCTTTTGTACATCGCTTACTTTTGTAGAGCCCAACAATACACTGAATAGATCGTCTTGAGATAAAATGCCGTAATAAGCCTTGAGATCTTCAACAGCTTGATTTATTCTTGTTTTTGATCCTCTTGCCATAAACCCAACCCTAAACTAAAGCAGCTACTTGCATCAAGTTAATGGGCACAAGAACATAGGTACCGGGCGGAACTTGAAGACTCCATCCAATCCCACTAGCGCCAGCTATAACCCACCAAAGTCTTGAATCCCCATATTCGATACCAGCGATTGTATCAAGACGTTCGCCTTCTCGAATATAGTCTTTTCTAACAGAAATTGTGCCCCTTAAGGCGGCATCTCTTAAGATCTTACTAGGAATATAGGTCCCGTAGAATGTACCACCTCCCAATACAGGGGCTGCTCCATACCTTCTCAAACTAAACCCCCTTTATTCTTCTTGCCGTTTACCAAGCGAGGCCTGGTTTTTCTTAAAATCATCTTGAGCCGCTGAAGACTTTATACCGTATTCTTCAACATTCGCTAGCTCATCACCCGCCAGATGCGCAGAGATATCGCCGACAGGGTAGAGAGGTGCTCTCATTCCGCCCTGGCTATCCATACCTGGGGCGACATCATGGACAGGAGCGAAGCTGATGTTTACTCTTATCATCTTGGGGGCGCGCCTGGTTATTGATCCTGTCTCGTAAGTAGCATCAGCATAATCAAAATCCAGACTAGTAATAAATCCTGCAAGGCCTCGGCCTTGAGTCGATTCATAGGCCTGCATTATGGAGTTCTTCTTTGAATCAAAAAACTCACCTGCCTTAGCCGCTTTGGAGAGATCGTTTAAAGTGTTCTCAATTGGTGCCGCTTCTGTAACTACCGGTCGTAGATCGGAAGCCAGTACGATCATTTCAAAATCTGCCTTGTCGTGAGGATTAGCGGGATCTTTTGGGTTCTGAAACTCAACCCTATACTGGAATGGTTTCTTTATGACTTGACCCTCATGATCTAGATCTGAAACGTCTGGTCCACCTGGCCGATCTTCTGCTTTGGAAATCTTAACGACAGCTTCAGCTCTAGTCCAGGTGTAAAACGGCACTTTAGGAGGACCAAACAGCCCTCCACCAGCCTTCTTCAGAGTAACATAGGGATGAGAAGTTGACCTCTTTAATATCGCAAAACTGCCAGCGCCTAAACTGTCTTGCTCGAATAACGTATCAGCCGCAAGATCTGTAACAGTCTCAAATTTGGTTACCTGTTCATTGGCCTTACCTTCTTCGATACCCGGGCTGGAACCGAAACTAAACTTTGGCTCTTCTCCCCCAGTTTCTTGAAGGCCGAATAGTTTCATCAAGTTAAACTTACTACCATTCGATCTAATAAAGTCTCCAATCCTTAACCTGATCATTGGACTGGCTGTCGGGATTTGTGAAAACGGCATTATGAAACTCTTTTTGCCAGAAGCCAGTTGTCTACCCTCAGACCACTGGGGATAAACCATGTTCGTCAGCTTATTCACGCTTAACCACATAGAATCAAAATCGTCTTGTGAAGTCGCGACGAGCCAAAACCCGACGTTGATAGAGCGAGATGTCTTATTGTAGATCTTAACAGGATCGATCCTGCCATAAGCGTCAGTATCAGAATACGACACAGAGAAAGAGTCTTTCATATCGGTGATAAAAGCGTGAAAACTTATGATCTCGTTTGTTCTAAGATCATGAAAATAAAACGGCATGTACTCTGACTCTAATTCGTTTTCAAATTCGCGGGCGGATTCCGAAGTCAATCTTCCATTTGCAACAAAGTTTATTTTTCTTCTATGATCTTCTGAGCCCTCGAAATCGCCGGCTTTGGCAGCTACAGCTTGCATCACGTCTGGGCCATTATTGACTATCCCTTTAGCGTTCAGCAGCTCTACCGGTAAAATCATTCTCGCGGGTGCTGCTCGATGCCGCCAAACCAATGCATTAGAAACTCGATTGACTCGGCTCTTTGTAACTCTTGTCGCACCGTTATCTTCCATGGAGTCTATCAGCTGACCGCCTAGGCCTGAGAAGTCACTAATCTCTCCCATCTTGCAGCGCTCACCGACGATGGCGACAGCCATAAAAAACCGGAACGACGATAAACCAGAAAACAGCGAAAGCAACTTTACCAGAACAGCCTTGACAGACCCCCCTAGAAGGGCTGCTTCGCCAATAGCACCTAAAACCATTAGGGGGTCGGTGAAAGTAGCTATAATCTTCGAATTGTCCCTCATAATGTTACGCATCAGGTTAACATAGAAACCTTTTGACTCATTAATCCTGTCAATAAATTCAAAAATGTTAATTGCCTCACCGGCGAACCAGAGACCTAGAGAAAGAAAATTGCCAAGATCATCATCCGGGCGGGCTTTTGGCCACTTCATTCGAAAAAAAGCAGCCAAACCATAAGCGATGCATGTAAAAACCGGGAAGCGTAAATTTGGTACACCTATGTCGATAAGAGCTGCTGCAGGTGCGTCAGTAGAGCGGCCCATTGGTAATGAGCCAGGATCTTTACCTTGCGCTCTTTCATCGGTAAACTCTTTAAACAAAAACTCTAAGAATATGCCGATCACAAAGCTCAGCCCAAAAAGAGTTATCAGACCTTGAAGTATAAAAGTGGTGGCCGCTAATGGGTTACCTGTGAAGGTTTCAAGATAAGAGTTTGTGGCACCGAATGATTTACCGTCGTTTATAGATACAAAATGATCTTCGTCGCCTTCATCACCAACGGTGGCATCCAATAAGGGGCGTCCGAGCTCTCCGTCCGGACCGGTTCTATTAGATCCGTTATGGGCATTGGAGGCCAGAGTGTCCCTTATAGGGATCCGGGTGTCGACGAAAGATCCAGGAGCCACTGTTATAAAGTTCTCGCCGTCCGGATCATCATCAGGACCAGCGTGGCCAGTCTGCTTAAGCATTAAAGAGGTAGCGACTTTCCTGAGCTTGCTTACAGCTAGGTCCCCTAGAGGAGTATTTTTGGTGTATACCCCTAGCTCTGGCTGGATTGATCCATAAGCGGCACCGGGATTTGTGAACTGGCCGTCTCGAATATAGGGAGATTCTTCTGAGGGCGAAAATCTATTATGCTGAGTCAATATTGAAGAAATTCTTTTTTGAACGACTGGTGCGTCATCAGGTAACTTGTATGACTCTTTATCGACCCCAGTCGGATCAGTCAACGCTGCGTCTTCGTTTTTCCTGGTGGGCTTTATCTCTCTAAGGAGACTGTGGCCTGGACCTCTTTGGTTTTTATCAAAAAAAGTCTTAAGTGTTGCTGTTCTATCTTCAAGCTCAGTGAATCTTCCAGAATCAGAATAACTCCGCAGAGCATTGGCTTCTTGAGAATCTTCTGATAGTGACACAAACTGAGCGTCGTTTGTATCGACCCTGATCTCTGCGACACGATCTCCTGAATTTGTTTGAGTGTCTATTTCATCGTCTAAGCTTTTCTTTTCTTTTGTCTTAGGATCTATCAAGGATTCATGTGATATCGGGAATGCATTCTTTTTTTCGTGAGTTAACCCGCTTAGGAAATCTTTCAGAGTGGCCTTCGTGTGGGAGGATAGATCATCCTTATCTATTTCGACCCTACCGGGCCGACCGTTATCAGGGGCACCGAATTCACCGGAAGCCTCCGGATATATCTTCTTCTCGTCAGACACTATTTCTTATCCACAACTTCTTCTTTTATGTGCTTTAAGAGACCGCGCTTTGTCGACGGATGCTCAAAAAGCCTCTTTATATTATCTATTATTTCATCATACTTGTCAAAAGGAAAACTTTCTAAAAGATTTCCATAAACTTTCTCTATTTTTTCTTTCTCTTCTTTTGTCATTCTATTTAATATCCGTTAGGCTAGCTGTAGTGTTCTTTCTCTCATCTGCACATTATCTGTCAAGACGTCAACCAGTTTGTTTGCGTCGAGCTGGACGGTCATATTAACAGTAAAATTAAGGGCTTCGTTTTGGACCGTGAACGTGTCTCCAGAGATGCCCATCGCGTCAGCAAACGTCTGTAATTTGACACTCATGTCTATTGGGTTATTGCTGATTTGCATTAGCGCTGTTACGGTGGTCTCATAAGCTTCTACGATTCCGCCTACAGCTGCAGCCACCTGGCCGTCAGGACCAAAATACTCAGCCTTAAACCCATTGACTATAGATATCATGTTGGTCATGGCAGTTGCGAGTACACCAAAAGGAGCCCCAACGTCAGAGATACCTGTGAGGTGTGCACCTGCCTCTTTTATGAGTTCAGCCATCTGCTTGACAGCTGTCACTAGAACATCCTTTAGAGATTTACCACTTCTGCCGCTGAACATGCCACCCTGCTCGTCTATATTAACAAACTCCATAGTCGAAATTTTCTGCATAGCTTTGTTTATGGATGGAAGCACCTTATCAGCTACCAAAGCGATCTTGTCTAATTGAGTTTGTATCGCTGATATATCTATTTTGTCAGCCTTTGCCAATTCTTTACCTAACGTGACCATACCTTCGATAGCTTTACTAATCGCGCCGCCTGGCTGGACCATGTTAGATATTGTATCAAACATCTGCTCCACTTCTTTCATCGCGGTCTGAGTGCTGGTTGTCACGCCGTCTTGCTTCTCGACCATACCTTGGAATTTCTCGATGGAGCTCATAACTTTTACAATAGCGCCCATAATTGCGTCAAGAGCTTTTGCTTGCTCAGCGACCTTTTTAGGATCTTTGCCTTTCATCGCTTTCGTCATGACGTTGACTAAGCCAGTAATGAACGGAGGAAGCTTTTTATTCAACACGTCAAAAACGCCAACCATACCATCAAGAACAGCATTGGTATTAGGAGCTATCGTACCACCAGAGAGGTACTTCATAGTGGATGCGTAACTGGCATCATCGGATATCATCTTAAGCGTTGGTGCAAGGGCACCCGCCAATTTTGCTATCGCTCCTATTATTGTAGCAATAGGGCCTACATTTTTAAGCTCTTGTGCGCTAAATTTCTGAGAAAGCTCTACCAGGTTTGCGACCGTTTGTTCAAGTTGGAACATGATGTCGGAAATGAAGCTACCCATAGAATCGATCATGGCAGAAGGTGACCCGCCAGATAGAAGTGTAGCGACTGTTCCAAACATGCCCTGCTGCGGCGCTAGCTCACTCAGTTTGGCCATGGCAGAGATTATGTCTTTAACGATACCAACTACCGCAGCAGTCTTCTTTGGATTAGGCACTTTGATCTTGTCTATGCTCTGAACCATGTTGAGTATAGTGGGGCCAGACTTTATAAAGAACTCTGCGGCCGCGTCGATAGAGGGGCCACCGAACCCTAAAAGAGTAGCGAGGCCGAACTTACCAGACATTTTCAACATCGTAGCTGTTGTCCCAACAACTTGAGCAATAATTTCAAGTTTTTTCTCAAAGTCCTTGGGGACTGTGAACGCGGCGTCGACAGTAGCAACTGCGCCGGCGAAAGTCAGCATTCCGCCTGTAAATAAGGCAGCGGCGCCGAGTAGACCAGCTATTATCAGAGGATAACCAATACCAGCTAGTATGCCGAGAGCAGCCATCCCCAGCAGCCCAACAGTCGCCAGCATCGCCAGGCCGATGGTTTTCATTACCTCTGGGAACGCTTTTATCGCTTCATCAGGAAGAGCCTTACTTAAAGTCCATATAGCAGCACCGTAAACCAGCATTCCGCCCGTAAATAAAGCAGCCGCAGCGACCGCACCCACGACAGCTAACGCTATCGCAGCCAAGCTTGTGGGTACGCCTAGCGGAGCTGCAAGTAGCAACAATCCGACAGTCGCAGTCATGGCAAGACCGATCACTGCCAGCTGACCTATTAACTTCATTAGTGGTATACCTGCCATAATCTTTGAGACAGCAAGGAGGCCAGCTGCATAGGCAACCATACCAACAACGAACAAAGTGCCAGCGCCTAACAAACCTAAGAGAGCCAGACCCATAGTCGCGCCACCGTCAGCGACTAGTAGCGCGGCACCCACCATCATAACAGCTGTCGCGATCATCAAGCCGCCTATGATCGCCATAACAGCAATCAACCGCAGCAAAGGAATACCCTTTAATATGGCCATCGTCGCAGCGATACCTAGGGCGTAGGCGACCATACCAACCGCGAAAACTAAGCCCGCGCCGATGAGGCCTAAGAGGGCGTTCGGTATCTGGCCCTTCATTTGAGCAAGAACGTTAGCGGCAATGATCAGTTGTGATGTGGCGTATATGGCTAGCGTTACCACCGCTATTGTCTTTATTATACCGCCCCAGCTAACCTTACTTAACATCATAGCGGAAACAGCTACGGCTGCTGCGAACATCACAACACCGACAGAGAATACACCAGCGAGCATGAGAAGAACAAAGCCTGCTCTCACAATTACCGGCCCAGGAATCGCGCCTATGGATTTGAGGAATGCTGCGATACCTTTTGAGGCAGGTGCGGCTTTCATACCAGAAGCGCCGGCGGCAGAGGCTGCTTTTGTGGCGACAAGGACCTTAAGCATGCCTGCAGCCACCATCTTTACCAGACCACCAGCCATAGCAAAGGCCAGACCCTTTATAAAAGCAAGAATAAACATTGGAGCGATAACATACTTAGCGAAACCCATCGCAATCGGCTTCCAGTTTTCAGAAGCGTATTTCTTGACTTTCTCAAACATATCCATGACAAGAGGACTAATCTTTTTCCAGACCCAAGAAGTTAGCATCACAAAAAGCTTAAGCATCATTTCGCCTAACTTCTTAAAAGCTTTGCCTAGACCTTTCACTGCGCCTTTTTTGTCACCAAAAAACTTTGCAAACTTGTCAGCAAACCCCTGCAAAATCACGTTCGGATCACCCTTGCCGGTGAAAAGAAAATTCACAAGAGACTTGATATCTGTCTTGATAGTCTTGGCAAAGGCCGCAAACTTCCCTGGATCGAAAATCTTCTTTAGATCTCCGATTATCCCAAGATCATTGAGTACCGTACCGAAAATATTACCAATCATCTTACCGAAATTATAGACTTCACGTAAAAACTGCCTGATGGTCTTCATAAGAGAATTGAAGTCTTTTTGGTAGTAAAGACCTTTACCAAAGCCCTTAAAGAAAGCATCAAAAATACCAGTGAAAGCAGGGCCAGTCTGGACTACTTTCTCAATTGCTTTGGCCAGCTTAAGCATGACCTCTTTTTCTGACATTTGAGCTTCTTCGGACTCGGCGGCGGCATCAGCAAAATCTGCATAAGCTACACCCTGGTTCTCAGCAGCGAATGCGTTCTTTAACGCAGCTTCAGTCAAGCCAGTTTGAGCCATCAAAAGTTTCTTTTCTTGGCGAGTCATTGTCTCCACAGATTTACCCGCAGCGTGAAAAGAATTTCTTAACATGTCAATACGCTCAGCAGGATTCTCAGCGTTCATCATCTTCATGGTGTCTAGCTGCATGCCGAAAGCTTGGTTTAGCTGAGACACGCTATCTGCAGCGCTTTCAAAGTCGTCAAACTTGTCGACAACTCCCTTCAGATCTTTCATGTCCATACCGAGTTTTCTGGCGTAAGCTGAAACTGCACCCATCTGAGTAGTGGTTATATTACCAAAACTAACAAAATCACCCTTCATGTCAGCAATATCACGTGCAATATCTTTGGAGCTTAAGTTAAACCTGTCAGCCATTTGAAGAGACATGCTACCGACTTCTGTCATCATATCAGTCTGGGACTTGCCTGATAACTTGGCATCTTTCATGAGCTTACCCATTTGCTCACCAGTCAGCCCTAGACCCTTTTTAACCATCGCGGCTTTTGCAGCGACTTCCTTAAACTCATCACCAAGTAGATTCATTGCTGGGCCTAGGCCCTTGGCAATCTCGGCGACGTCTTTCATCGCTGCTGCCATACCATCTGGGCCGTAACCGTATACCTTACTTAAAGATAAACCGGTGCCAGCAAGGTTACCGGCAGAGCTGCGCATGTCTTTAAACCCAGCTACGATGTTCTTAGCAGGCCCTTCGGTAAATGAACCAAATTCTTTACGGACGTCTTCGTACGCCTGTCTCAACGCAATACCAGCGCCGGCGCCTCGGTTAGCCATACCGATCAGTCCGCCCAGGATATCAAATGGCAGCTTAAGAATCGCGGCGCCAATGCTGAATAGACCACTGGTGAAGCTCTTTATCATTCCACCGAGGCCGCCCATACTTGCACCGAAATCTTTAAATCCCTGAACAAGACCAACCATGCCACCAGCTGCGGCTGCTTGACCTGTTGAGATCTTACTAAAGAATCCGTCAGCTGACTTTGCGTTTTTATCTTGAGACTTGCGAGAAGCTTCTTGGGCTTGAGTTATTTTTTCTTGGCCGGCGACTTGCTTTTGCTGGTTGGCTGTGGCTTGCTCTGCCGCGGCGTTCATCTCGGCGCCGGCGGCGCACTGTTTTCCACAGGCTTCGTTTAGTTTGTTCTGGAGCTTGATTCGATCTTGTAGTAGTTTATTAAGCTGGGCTTGTAGTTCAACTTGTTTTCCTAAATCTTCAGCCACAATGCCCCCAAAAGGTTAACTACTAGATTTAATTATTACGCACAGCAAAAATACATACGTAATAGGCTAGAAGGGCCAACAAATGCCTGTCGTTTTTAAGAAATGATTCGCTGCCCTTTTCTTTGTGATAATGGCAGTCTTTACTTCCAGGATAGTCGCCTGGTCTGAACATAGCGCGTTATATAGCTTCCTGGAGCTAGAAAGGGCTTCTGCGGTGGCTTCTGCAATCTGTTTATCACCGTTTATTTTGAAGCTCTTATTCTCGCTCATAACATAGGAAGCGCAGTCAGCGAAAAAATCTTTCCATTTTATTTCATTAAGCATAACTTTAATTATGTGAATCTTCTCAATTTTGCCGGTACTTGTGCTCGGTGACGCCCCATTAGCGCTCGAGTCTGCGCATCATTTTGATGCGCGGCTCTTGAAGCGGCACCTTCGCCGCCATTCTTTTTGTTTGTTTCCTTGATCTCTTTGTTGATTCTTTCTATGAACCACAGCCTTTGCCATACGGGAAGTAAATAACACTCTCTATACCCGAACCCCATATAGTACATCAATAAGAATATCTGATTTAAGAATACTTCTTTATGATCAGGCGTCAGGCCAAAAAAACGAGGCTCCCAGAGGGAGCTTTACCTCCGAACTTTCAGTACAATGCGGACACTCCATCCACCCTGAAAGATCTATTCCGGGTTCATTATTATCTAGAAACCTTCTAAGAGCCAAAGAATCTCTTGCCGGCATGTTTTTCACAAACATCTGGATCTTCGTCTTTTCTCTGATTCCGTTCACTTCAACAAGGGAGTAGATAAGACGCTGGGTTACCATATTGTCTCCAGAGATGCCTTTCTTTTTCCTTCTTTCAGCTACAGTCATAATCTCTTGCTCTTCAGCACCAGTAAGAAACTTGACCCTGACTGGTAGTTTGGTTACTGGGAGTGTAAACTCAAACACGTTAGATCCATCCGCTACCGGATTTGTCTCAAGCGTATTTATTGGCATGTCTGTCAGATCAAAGCTTTGCTTTGACCTTTCGCCGCACGCGGGACAGTCTACTTCCACCTTATATTCAGGACCATAACCAGTAACTCTTAAAGCAGTCATGATTGCGTTACGATCACCAGACAGCATGCTGGTTGGATCAATAGTCTTATCTATTAGACAAGAGCGAAGGAGTTCTGTTATAACTGTCCCCTTTTTGATAAGAGCGCGGGAAGTCAAGATGTCTTCATCCTTGGCTGTCATCGCTTTTATCTCTAAAGTCTCTTTACCATAGAGCGGACTATCGGCGTTATAGACCTTACCTTTTGATGGTAGTGGTACAGACTCAATTGGTACCTCGAAACCGAAGTCATCCCTCATTACATTGTTTGTTGGCATACTCGGATTCGGGGAATTGGAGCCAAACAGCTCTTTTCGAGCCTCATCATTACCTTCACTCATATAAGCACCTCACTAGTGTTTTGTTAGTAATAAATTTAAAAGGAAAATTAGGGAGCGTAAATAAAAAAAAGTCAAGAAGCGGCAAGCGCTTCTTGACAGATTTCTAATTTAAAAGAAAATTATTTTTTGAATTAGTACTGCAGTACGCAGTTATCAAACCTGATTGTAAGGGAAATTTCCGCGGGGTCTTCTGAACCATAGTCCAGATCACCAAAACTTGCAGATTCAAGAAAGCAACCCTTGATATCCCAAAGCTCCACAACTGTTCCCACAGCGTCAAGCAGCTTGAGTTGGCAATCTCTCTTATAGAAGTCTGCGTATCCTGATCGGCCAGATACGGACTCGAAATGTGTTCTCACCCACTCCATGACCTGCTGAGCACCTGAAGGTGCAATTGGATCATGAATCGTACAGCTGATTGCGTCAAACTTGGTCTTACCTGCGATATAGCGAGTCGAGTTCATGAATGGAATCTCGATGTTCGCCGTATTAATGGTAGGTCGGTTTGCTGTCTTAATTAGATAAGCATCGATACCTTCAATCGCAAAGACCCATCTAAACTTTCGTTTTGGTTCAAATTTGTTTGGCAACATGCTTGAGACATTTAATGTTTCGGCCATTTTTTTCTCCTAATCTCCTTTTAAATATACTCTAAATTAGATTTCTGCACCTGCATTTGTAATAACAAAGTCAAGTGAAATAAATTCAACAGAACGTGTTGGCTGTAAGAATATCTTTCCACGTAGTGTGTTGTTCTCCACGTCCGTCTGTGTTGTTGTAGTCGTGTCTATCTTCACAAGGAATCTATCAACACCCTGCTGCTGTTGAATCTGTCGTAAAATCGGATTCACTCTAGCAGAGAACCTTGCGAGAGTCGCCTCTCTGTTCGGTTCGAAGATGAAACTGTTCGCCACTCTTCTAACTCTTCTACGTAGTTCGATAAGCAATCTACGTACGTTAACTCTATCGAGCGAGCTCTGTGTTCTAAGCAGTGTCTTTTGGCCGAATACCACAACTCCCTCAGTGTGTGGGAATGACGTAATCGGGTTAATATCAACATCATATAGAGAATCCAGATTATCGCGATTAAGCTTCACTTGAGTCTCAGCCACGTTGGCCATAGCGCCTCGTGTAAAGCCCGCTGGTGCAAACCATGGGTGTGCCAACTGGTCATTAAGGGAGAAGGCTCCCAGGACCGGTACAGATGGCGGAACCTGGATGTTTTGACCTGTCGATGGGTCGCTTAAAATCACATCAGGAAAATAGGCAGCTGCAAAGCTCGTATCTAAGACTCTGTTATTGAATCTCTGAACTGTATTTGTAACACTAACTTTCTGCATTGAGCCTGTAACCACTGTGTTCTCAGTATCATACACGATCGCGTCCATGATATACATGGCGTCGAATCTTTCTTCGACAGCATCGATCGCTCTATCAGTTACCAGCGACTGCCTGATGCCTGGAATTGCAAGAAGCTGGATATCTACATCGCTTCTTTCAGCCAGCACATCAATCGCCCTCATGTATGTCGCGGCGGTTGCACCGTCCTTACCACCCTGCTTTTCAGAATCGCTAACTTCTCTCATTACGGCAACATCAGAAAGAGCGGCTTTTTCTTTATCGAAAATTTCTACTCCGTCGAATCCACCAGCGACGTGAACATTGTACTTAAGGTACCGTCTAACTGATCCTAAGTCCAAGTCTCCTTGCGCGTTCAAGAATCTTGTCCTAAGACCAGCAGAGTTACCATCTACATCTTTGATGCTCAGGTCTAAAACGGCGTTTCTTCGGTAAGAAGCTGCAGCCCACTCTGCGGAGTCTGGATTACCAGAGCTTGCAGTTAAGACCTGGATATTCTCCAGGGTAAACTTGTTGTTATTGTAAGAGTCGGCAGCAGCCGAGCCTTTCCTTGCGGATACCAAAGACAGCGAGTCTTGATCAAAGTCTGGGAAGTATTTTGTCCAAGACCTAGATGAACCCACCAGCTTGCTATTCTTGTTTGGTTCAACTGAATAATCATCAGCCTCAAACTGGACACCCCAGTTCAGAGCCGAAACCACTCTCTTCTTTGGCGTTACCCCAACAGCCAGTGATCTTCGCATTGGAAGAGGCGGAGCAATCACTGACTGAACAGCTACGTTAGATGAGTCTAATAAAGCTGCGCCAGCAGTATCTACAACAGTAGGAGCATGCAGCGCCTGGGCATTATCGATATTCAACTTCTGTGGACCTCTAAAGCCAAACGGCAGAGCCGTTGGATCGGTAATGCCGGTCTCAACATCAGCTTCTACCTCAACCCTAATATAATTCGAGTTGTTAGCAAATTTCCCAGAAAGAGTCAGCTTTTGTCCACCGGCTCGTTTATCGAAATCGTAGAACAATCTTTGATCACCGATGATTCTAGAAATAAATCTTTCAGAATTTGGATCCAGATTTAGGCTGGAGTATCGTTCCAGAACAACTGGCTCACGGTCGTTATCATCGAACTTTCTTACAAGAAGATCAAAGGTACCATAGCGATTTTTGTCTGATTGTGATCTTCTTAAATTCTCAATCGTTAATTTGTAAACGCTGTTCCCACCCGCACCGTCATCTAGTGAGTGAACCCTAAAGAGCGGTTGGTTAACTCCACCAAACTTCTGTGATATAAAAGTTGGGGAGACCGCGGTACGAAATCTGTCAGAAAAAGATTCAGCATTCGCTCTATCAGCTTTACCAGTGTTTCTTTCTGCCTTGGTCGGTAGAAGAAAAGCGATGTCTGTACCTGCTTGACCTGCAGTGGTCAAGTATGGGTTAGCAGTGCCGACTGGGGTTGCGTATGTACTAAACACGTCGTAATTAACATGTAAGTAGTGGCCCGCTGTCTGGATTGCTTGAGGATCAGTATTGAATACATTCGGAAAATAATTGGATGACTGTGGATCAAATGACGCAGTCAGAGCGCTTGGATAAGCAGCTGTTGGTTTATGACCATTCAAGATCATAATAAATTCTTGCTTGCCATCCGAAGTCGTTACATTACCCAAATGAGACCCGCCGTTATCGACGCCTTGAACACTTGGTGTAATACCCATAGACGCAGTGACGGAACTCGCTGCCATTTGGAGCACCGAATCAGATCCTCCAGTAAAGACAGTTGGAATCTCTGCTTCGGAGCGTACTACGTCTGTAGCAATAACTCGGTTTCCGGCGGCGCCTGGAGCAACCATACCTAGAGTGACCGAGTCGCCTTGAGCAATAGCCCTAATTGTTCCGAACTTGCCACCGTGACCGCCATTACTGTTAATCATCTTAGCAAGACTTGCCGCCGTTGAAGCAGCTGTACCTCCTCTCGCGAAGGTGAGAGTGCCATCGTCGGTGGCGTCTTCGGCGTCTGCGGTGTCGTAGTTGATCACGTTTGTGCCATCTGTCAATGTAATTCTTTTGCCGGTGGTGGTTGTGGCGGTGAGAAACTTAATTACCGCGGTGGCGGTACCCTTCAATCCAGCTTTACCAACCGGTGCGTTGTTTATTGCCGCCCGGGCAGATGATAGAGCCGGTACGACACCGGATGGATACATAAGGACACCACGAAGAACGTTGGCATACTTGTCACCATTACCGCCGCCATCAGCAGCGCCTGTGCCGGCTTCTGAGAATATTCTCTCGCCTGCTCCACCTGAGAAGGCTGGAATCGTAAAGCCTGCGATACTATCTCCGCCAGCAGCTGCTCTCATCACGATCGGAGTATTACCTGTGCGACCTTTAGCTGTTTGCGTCAAAGTAATCACCGTCGCGGAAGTCGCGGCGACTGTTAATCCAGGTTGCTTCGCATCTATTTGAGTGCGTAGAGCAACATGAGTGTCGTTCCCGGCGGCGACAATCTCAACCGCTACCCCTCCAACTCTCGAATCGCCTGCAGCCAGTGCAGTGCCGGCATTTACCAGCACATCTCCCGCAACCAGGACATCACCGTCAGTGTGACCTGCATTATCATTAACAAACACATACTGAGTGGTTTGTCCGTCAGTTGTGGTTATCTTAATGGAATCGCCGACAGATGGCTGAATGCCTACCGCGGCTCTTGTTATTGTTGTTGAAGCCGCGGCGGAGGCGGTTTCTTTCATTAAGACACTCAAGAAGTGTGTTCGACCAGGAACAGCGTTGGCGTCGATGCCACCAGAAAATTGACCTTCGGTTTCTCCGCGAGGGAGAGTAACAGTCAGGTGGTCGTCGTCTATATTCTTTATTATGTGAGCATTACCAGCAGCGCCACCAGTCTTCTGCGTTAATAAAATTGCATGGTCGTCAGCATTACCAGCGCTGCCCGAAGCGTCTGATGCGTCTATATCAATTGTGTGGGAATCAATCGCTTCCACAATTTTAGCAGAAATAGCGTCGGCATGGGCAGCGTTATTAAGGTTGATAGTCGCGTTACCAGTGGTGGCAGATGGGTTGGCAGCGTTGGCGCTTGCGAACGTAAACACAACCGTCGTGCCGGCAGAGTCCGTAAGTGTTAAGGTTTCACCGGCGATATCACCATGGGCCGCACCCGCTTTGACCGTAATGGTTGCCGTCGCGGATTGAGCCGCCCTTGTCGTACCTGCCTTTGTATTCGGTCCAATTCGGCCCGTATCAGGATTAACAATCTCGGAACCAACAACGAAACCAGCGTTCTTGACCGCACCGGCGGCAATTGCGTTACCCCGTGAGTCCGAACCAGCGACGTCTAGACGAGCCTTACCGTCACCAGCACCAAGAACCTTTAAATAAAGGCCAGCGCGCGCGTTTGAAAACCATTCTCGTAAAGCCATCGGGCCAAATTTGTCTGGGCCAACGGCGCCAAACTCAGCCACAAACTCTGAGAGGTTTGCAAATACGAGAGGAACGAAGGCACGACCCTTGGCGGATGTACCAATAACGCCAGCCGGCGTTCCAACCGGGCCAACTCTAGAAGGACCAGAAAGGTCGATCTCTCTAGTGCTTACACCTGGACTTTTAAATGTCAGTTCTGCCATTTGTTAACTTCTCCTGTTATACTCTTATTCAAAAGAAACTCCACTATTAGTTATCACGAAATCAATCGCGATGAACTCGATTGCTCTGGTCGGTACAACGACGATGCGACCATTCAATCTATTATTCTCAACATCTTGCGGACTATTATTCGAATCATCCATTACGACTCTGAAGCTGTCGATACCCGCTTGGGCCTGGACAGTCGCCAATAATGGAGTTACCAAGTTAATAAACCGAGCTCTTGTCTCAGCGTTGTTTGGTTCGAATAATAATCTTTGTGCGATGCCTGTAATCAACCTCTTAATTTCTAGAAGTAATCTTCTTACGTTCACTCTATCCAGAGCGCTCTTAGCCATCTGTAATGTCTTCTGGCCGAAGATTACAAATCCACCATTGGGGAAATTTGCGATCGGATTGATTCGGGCATCATAAAGTTCGTCTCTGTCACCAGCTGTCAACCTTACGTCGACGTTGGTTACATTATCCAGAGCGCCTCGATTAAAACCAGCAGGAGCAAACCATGGGAATGATACCGAATCGCTGAATGCCAATGCTTTCATGGCAGCCACCGAGGCAGGTAATGCAACCTGGGTTGAGTTTGAATCATCTGCTAACACAACGTCTGGAAAGTAAGCCGCTGTGTAATTGTTATCGATTACTCTGGATGAAAGCTGTTCCGAAGTTTCTCTAATGTCCGGGACAGACTTTCTTAGTTTTGTAAACGCTGTTCTATCCTCAGTACCAAACAAGCGAGTGGCATCTTCGGAGAAAGCTGGGATATCCATCAAGTAGAGTGCCAATGAGTACTCTCGAGTTCTTTCAGACGCGAAATCTGTTACGAAAGAATCTCTGATATCTGGGATAGCCAATATGTTATGTCTTACTGTCATCGGGTCGGTCATGATTGAAACAGCCTGTCGATAAGAAATAACCATGCTGTTATTCTTACCTGAGCCAGGAGCTCCAGCGTTCAACCCGGTGTTTGCTGCGAAAGCGCTATTGAACTCGACAGATGCTTTACCCTCAAATCCTGAAGGAGCGTCTGATGATGTGCTTCTGTCATTCATCAACGATGAGTCCTTATCGAGGACGTTCAAGCCGTCAAACCCGCCAAAGAGCGGTAGGGTAAATTTATTATAAGCTACGAAACGATTGAATCTGACTGATGAGCTATTCAAGAGGGTCGCCATTGAAACGCGACCAGCGTAGCTACCGTCTTGGATTGTATAATCGCTGGTGTTTACCACACCATGGCGTAAATACACAGCTTCCAGCATATGCTCCTTGGCGGAGCCTGTAACGTACTGAGCGATGGTCTGAGGAGTTGAACCTGTTGAATTCAATACGACTCTCGCGAGGGTAAACTTATTTGAGTTGAAGGCGTCAACCGCAGAACCTGATAATAGAGCTCCTGTCTTAGCTAGCCCCTGGAATTTTGTGTAACCAGCGATCAGATCGTTGAACGCCTCACCTGCGTTAGGGTTTCTAGAAGCCCCGGCCACAGAAGCAGTTCTTGGCATCTTGGCGGACTTCATACCCCAATATAATTTGGAATCTACTTTCTCCGTTAATGCCGGATCACCCGATGGTGTTGCTGCAGCGAATTCAGATACCGCCCTTGTTTGCCCGCGGGTAAGCTTGTACCGAAGAGGAAACGGAGGGAAGATAGGAGAGTTGAGGGTTACACTTGCTCGGTCGTCAAAATCGACCAACGGCGCCATGTGAATTCGGCAAAGAGATGACGTTCTAGACTTGAGAGCGGCATGCTTTAGCGTTCCTGCTGTAGCGTTGTCCCCTACTGCGACTGCATTTCCGATTGGGCCTGATGAACCTGTAAGAGCTAGAGTAGCATTGTCTGTAAGCGACTCAGATGTCTTAAGAACAGGAATACCTCTAAAACCGAATGGTAAGGACTCAGCAGGGATTTCTCCTCGCTCGTACTTGTCGCTCATAACCACTCTAACATGAAGAGAACGGTTAGGATATTTACCTGAAACAATCAAACGACGTTCTTCTTCTAAGTCGGCGTCAAAATTAAACTGTGCTTTGTAATCGCCAATCTTTCTAGCGACAAAATCTTCAGAGTTTGGATCCAGTGTGCAGCCTGGGTAGGATTCAAGTATCTCAGGATCAGTGTCCAGATCTCTTAATTTACGGACCTGGACTTCGAATGTGCCATAAGGCTGCTTTGGATCAAGTGACGCTTTGATATTTGCGATACTGACCTTGACGTCTTTATTTCCAGCCTCACCGTCAGATAGAGACTCAAAATGCATAAGATCAAACTCTTGAGATCCAAAAGGCTGACTGATAATTGCTGGTGAGCGTGCGGTTGAGTATCGTGTGTCAAGGCGGCCCATTGTAGAATGGACTTTAGCATCGTCTCCAGTAAAAGGAGAATCTGCAATCGCTTTTGTTGATGCAGTTGAAACAAACACGCTAGTAGCCGAAGCTAACTCATTCTCGACTGGAAGGTCAAGGTATAGTAAGTGCTTTTCTTCCAAAAACTTGTGCGGGTTTGTGTTCAGCACTTTAGAAATGTAAGAAGGATGCTCAGGATCAAGACTAGCCTTTGTGTTCTTGACAACGGCGTTGGTAGCGTCTAAAATTACTAACCTGAACTCCGATAGGATCACAGCTGCTTTTACATCGGTTTGGACCTCTTGGCCGGTGAGAGTAAAAGACTCCGTGACGCCCATACAGATCAAACGGTGATCTTTCGAAGTGTAAACAACACCTCTTAAGAGCTGAGTTTGGTTTGCAGCAGTAACACTGTCATTCTGAACGAATATCGGATAAGACTCGCGGGCTTCTTGAGAAGCGCCGGCAACGTTAGTGGAATGAGTTGCTGTAATCAGGTTTACACCACCGCGTACATATAGCCCAGCCAGGTTGCCGGTATCATCCTCGGCGTTGGCTTCGTTAATGTTCTTTCTGTCAGAATTTGCGTCCTCAGCAGACTCAATACCTTTGATTCTGAAACCAGCCCCTTTTACAGCACCTGATGTTCTTGTGGCATCGCGATCGGCAGCGGTGAGGTTACCACCTGCGCCCAGAACCCTCATGAAAGTCAGAGCTCTTTTATTCTTTAGGAATTCGAACGCAGCATAAACAGCTGGACGATCGGGGTCAAGGCCCCCGAATCTGTTAACGAAATCTGTGAAATCACCGACGGTTACCGGTACAAAGGCGGGCCCTTTTGCTGAGGTACCAATTACACCGCCAGGTACTCCAGAAACTGTTTGGCGCCGTGCCGCAAGGTCAATTTCCCTTTCAAAAAATCCGGGGGATCTGAATGTTTGCTCTGCCATATTATGGATTCTCCTGTGATTTACTTATGCAACCACATAATAACTATTTTCTAAAAACTCTAGTTTCTCGTGGTTCGTCATATTTTATTTCTTAATTAGGTCTTCTAGTTTAATTATAAAGTCATATGCCCTCAAGACAGTCTCACCAGTTTTTCTGTTTTGATCGGCGACTCTTACTTCCACGTTGCGTTCTCTTCCTGTCACTGGATCACGACCCCTTACTTTTCGTAAAGTGCCTAGCGACCCTATATTATTATTTAATGTCGTAGTACCCAAAGAATCCAAATTACTATCAATTTGTTGGTATATAGTTTCCGCAACGCCCCTCTTCGGCCCACCATCCAGCTCGTGTGTAAGATCACTTAACACATGATCTTCCGTTTTATTAGAGTCGACAACGGGTGTTACACCGGATCCCACAACATCAAACCCTTCGTGAACTGTAAATGAAATATTAGGAGCCGACACATATCTTCTTACCGGTGAGGGCTGACCAATTGATCTAGGAGCGACCAAGTAGGCGTGCACCCTCATATTAACAGTACATTTTACCAAGCGCTCATCTTCTGTAAAGTCATCGAAATTTACGTCAGGAGAAAAGCCGTCTTCTACGAACCCAGTGAAATAATAACCCTTGTCAGTGTCCAGCCTAAAAGATGGACGGTTATTATTTGTATAGCCACCCATTAAGATGGTAAGCATGCTGTTCATCTGCTGAGTATATTGACACCAAAACGTAACTTCATAGGTAGCGTTATAGTGCTTTACTGGAGGTATTTCAAATATCTCAAAAATATTGTAGCCAATATTGGAGCCGATTAGAGGATTTGAAGGAGTTGGGTTTTCTATTCCCTCTTTAAGCATCTTAGCCCCGTCCTCTGATTCTCCGTCACCCGTCTCAAGCTTGGGCTGTTTGGCTAACTCATCGCTGTTCTTTATACCCTGCTTATTAACAAAGTTCTGAAATTCTGCATCCTCTGGCGCCAGGCGTCTTTTGACAATCAAGGGAACATTCTCGCCAATACCTTGAGCTTGCTCGACACCTGTTCTCATAATAGAAATAAGAGGTAAAATTAAAGCCGAAGATGAATCTCTTAGAGGTTTTTTTCTGGCCAGTAGAGCAAAGCGCTCACCTGTTGCAAAAATGACTGGTACCTTGATAGGCTTTTTGTTACTTTTAACAGTAAAGTTTATTTCATGCTCAAAAAGATTAAAGACAGAACGATCAACGTCCTCGATAGTGCATGAGGGAATGTCTAGTCCTGTTACTTGCTCACCCTCTTGGTACCCCAAGTCTGCCTTACCACCGGCGCCTTTTTTAGCGTTATATCTAGTTGTCATAATCGTCACCGTAGAAAGATGAGCTTATGCCAGCACTGTCCCCTCTTTCAGATACCTCAGCGGGCTGTTCAGCGGGAGCCTCAACCTTACCTTGTTCTATTAGGGCGCGTTTATCAGCTGTCTCACCCTGGCTATTGACAGCTTTGCCACGTTGTTGCGCAAATTCTTTCTGTACCGCGTCTGGCTCCTCATTACCCATATCTGTCGGGCCGTGAAACTTAAAGTCAATTTGTCCCTTACGAGCCTGCTTACAAGCCAACTTGAGACCAGTCTTATATTCAACTTGCCCGAAGATAAGAGATGTAAAGACAGAACTAGTGATCTCAAAGAAAGTGTCGCCATAACTGACATAGTCACCTTCCTTTGCCTCCAGGTTTCTGTCTAGCAAGTCTCTATAATGAATATAGACCTGGATCGTCTTAAAGGTCTCGGAACCAAATTTAGTTG